GGAAAGATGGACATAGACATTCTAACGGTAATTCTCGTGCTAATGACGATATTGTGTACAATGGGCGAGACCTTCTCCCAAGAGATTAAGATACCGTCGCAGTCGAACATCTTCGGGGACGATACGCCTATACTCGTTATCGAAGGTAAATTTTTCCCCGATATTCTGGGTGCTCTCAACGACGTCGGGAAAGCCTTCGAGGATGCTGCGAAAGCAACTGCTAATGCCCTGAAGAACCTAGGCAAGGACATCGGGGGCCTGTTCGGGACCAGCAGACAGCCCAACACGAAGAATTACCCCCGTGATAACACGGCGGAGAACAAGAGCATGGTGAAGATGATCTCGATGTACCCGCCATTGAAGACGCTGGAAGACCCGAACAGGAAGACGCTGCAAGGATGGAAGTATAGCGACGCCTGCTCCGGACAGCAATCGCTCGCGTATCGCACGTCGGAAGAAATCTGCGACCACTACCATGGCACCATCAACATCGACACCCCCAACGGTGTGAGTGTGTGCAACACAGGGTGGAAATGTGAGGGCTACAATTACATGGGAAAGCGCATTGACGGAACATGCAACAGAGATTCGGCCCACAAAACACAGTTCCAGATGACCTGCGACGACGACGGGAGTTTGGGCATCACCGAGGCGACACCCTACTGGCAGATTTACAATACGAAAAACAAAGTGTGGATGAAACTTCAGCACCCGGACGCAAACGTGCTCAGGAAAATGAACAGAGGACACGACGGAAGTCAAGACAACGACACTCGTGTGGTCATTCGAAACGAGGACGGCAAGCCCCTCAATTTCGGCGAATTGAAGCCGTATACTCCTTACTTCATCCAAAGTTTTGTCAACAAGGCGGCTTGGCTTGGGTGCAATAGCCCCTCCATGTTCTCTAATAAGGTAACACTGAAATCGGTGTCTAAGCTAGAGGCCAAGAAGTGGGAATTCACCGGCGGTATGGACAGCAAGATTAAACTCAGCGGGTACTCTGGTTACTACATACGTGCGGGCACTTCTGAATTGGGAAACAAATGGTATGCCAAGGAAAGCACCTCGGGGGCTATTTCATTTAACGTGTGGCATGCGAAAAACTGGGACTTCGAAAAAATATCAGCGGCAGCGCAGTCGCTCCGGCCGCGTAGTAATATTTCTCTGTCTGGACTGTCTGCGAAGTTCCGCACCCCGAAAAACGGGGGCTTCGAAAAAATATCACGGGGACTTCGAAAAAATATCAGGGGGACGTAGTAATATTTCTCTGTCTGGACTGTCTGCGAAGTTCCGCGCCCCGAAAACGGGGGCTTCGAAAAAATATCAGGGGGACGTAGTAATATTTCTCTGTCTGGACTGTCTGCGAAGTTCCGCGCCCGGCGGTCTTGAGGACGCCCCCAAGGGAGCCATTGAGGGCGCGGGCTGCGGAGGGACACGTGATGCTGTCGTCCATGAGGAGCACCCGGAGGGCCGGGTCGATGATGTGCAGGTCGTCGGGCGTGGTTCGTCTTCTCCCACTTTTTCCATACCTACTTTCTCTGGACCTAATTTTTCTCCCTAACTTCGGTTTAAGAGGAGAAAACGGTTATTAACAAAACTAATAATGTCCAAAGTCTGTCTCCACTACATCGCAGGGCGGTGCCGCTTCGGCGAAGAATGCAAGAAGTCCCACCTCGAAAACCTGTGCCGGAACTTCTTCTGCTGGGGGAAGTGCGAACGCAAGAACTGCAATTTCAGCCATGACCTCCCAGAGGGCGTCGAAAAACCCAATCCCTTCGCTTCGAAACCCACCGAACGCAAGCCACGCACGAACCGAAAGAACACCGAATCCTTCGAACCCAGTCACGCCCCCGCCGACCTGCTCGTGCACTTCAACCGGCGCACCGCCATCGGTTCCAACGCCATATCGATTTCCGACAACGTGTTCCAGGCGGACTTGGTGTACCAGCCCCTCAGCACCGAGATAAACAAGGTCAAGGAGGCGGATCCCGAAGTGTTCAAATTGTGGCACGGCGATACCCACTACATCGCAGACGACAAGAAACAGTGGAAAATGGAGTGCCCGACCTTCAAGCGGGTGGTGTCCGAGATCGCCGAGCACTTCGGGATGGAAGTCAAGGCCACGAGGCTGAACTGGTATGCCGACGGGAGCGAGTGGAAGCCCTACCACCACGATGCGGCGGCGATGAAGCCAGACAAGGCGAAGACGCAGAATTTCACGGTGGGTGTGTCGTTCGGGGCAACGAGGGACATCTCCTTCCAGCACAGCGGGGCGGGGAAGGCGACGGTGAACTTCCCGCTCCGGGACGGGATGGTATACGCCTTCGGCAAGGACGTGAACATCAAGTGGCGGCATGGCATCCCGCAGCTTCCTCCTGGGGAGTGCGATGGCCCCCGCATTAGCATTGTAATCTGGGGCTGGGTTGAGCCCAACCAGTAATAAAATATTAATAATAAAAAATAAGAATGCGTAGTACGTCGTACTGCGCATTCTTAATATTGCGTATAATTTACGCCGAGTTGGAATTCATCTCGATCTCCGGGTCCTGGTCCCATGGGCCCTTTGCAAAATAAAACTTGTCTTCGTAGAGTCTGAGACCCAGGAGGGAAAGGCCGCTTATAGACCCTGACGCTAACAAGGCCGCTCCAAAGGTGAGCCAACTGAAATCGACGGCGTGTTCGAGTTCAGTACACTCCTTCGGTCCGTTAAGCCAATGCCATGAAGCCGATGAGATATTGAACATCCAAGTGTCCTCGAACACACAGTCGCCACTGGCGCTGGACCCCCCGCTGAGCCACAGTTCATGTTCGCCCATCGCAGTCATGCTCTGGAACGCCCGACTGGCCGGGCTCTCGGGGGTTTCGACGTCAGCCCAGCCGTCGACCCACCTGCGGAGACCGTAGGTTCGTGTCCCGTCGTAGCCGCCAAATGAGTACATCTCCCCCGCCTTGTCTACCATACTGTGACCGAAAACCATTATTGTTATTCTCCAATGTTTTTTTTTTTCAATTCTACCCCCGTTCGGTCAGAGAGTATGCTGTCGTACTCTGTGGGTTCCCCAGCATTGCGGACCTTCCCCAGCAGGCGAAAACATGACACAAAAACCCACAGCGATATCAGAAGCCCCCCTATCGAGTCAATATGCTCAACGTCTTCGACCAGCGCTACGGTCAGGACCACGCCGGAGCGCAGAAGATCCGAAGTGACATGGAGGACGGCCGTCTGAACATTCACGTTCTCAGCATTGTCGTTTCGCCGGAAGCCGTACGCAATTACCACATCGGCCAGAAGATTGCAGCCCGCTATGGGCACCAGGAGCTCCCGTGAAAACTCACGCTCAGGCTCCGTAAATGACGCAATACTTTGAGCCGACACTACAACTCCCGTAACGGCTAGGGCGGACAGGGAAACCCGAACAGGCGTTGTCTTGGCAATGCGACCATTTTCCGCTTCGTGGTTGAGAACGTAGGAAACGATATCGACAAACATGATGGCACTGTCTGCCCCCATCGTGATGCTTTTGACATAAAATGCTCCAATTAGTTCTATGAGAAAGAAAAAGGAATAAACGCCAACACTCACTTTCAGAAGTTTTAGATCGTCCATTGTCATTATGGAATTTTTATTTTAACCGATTGCGAATGCGAGGATACATTTCCCCACTATCTTCATATTCTGTCTCATATTGGAGACAAATGTCTTTTTTCGTGTGCACTGGATGCTAGGATCGGTAGTTACCAGAACCCTGAACTTGGCCCCAGCCCAGCTGGTGTAGTCCTGCGTGCGTATGCTCCCCAGTTTTTCGTTATTGGCCCACATGAAATTTATCTTCACCTGCCGCTGTGGTATAACACCTGTGTGAATGGCACTGTGGACTACGTCGAACGCCCTTACTATCATGTCGCCCGTTTCTGAACGACCGATGTCCCCCCTGTATCTAGGAGCTTGGCTGGGCCTGACCACCGTATCTCCAATGTGGATATCGAAGGGCTTCTCGAAGCGTGGAGAGAAGGTGTACTTGCGAATGTACTGTAAACATTCATTATCTATTTTTTCCACGACGACTCTACTGTGAAACTCGTGAGAAACTTTCATCCTTAATGTTTGGCAACATTTTTGCCACAGGGGAAGGAATATCGCTGACCTCCTTCATTACTCACTGAGGACGCACGCAGCCACGGAAGGAAAAGTAGTGATATTTTTGTATGTTTATTTCTTTTAATTATTAATTACTTCCTCAACGGGGGGGGCTTGAGCCGAGATCCCTTTGAAGTTCATGTCCGCTTTGTCAACGCTGAACTCGAGGTATTTCATTACCAGGGGCCTCGAGAATCGCTTGATGGCGGGCACCTTGATCTTCTTGACCTCGTCGGCGATGCGAGCCATGTCCCACGCCTTGTTTCCAAGTGCTTGAGTGTACTTATCAAACGCCAAGTAGGTTGTGTCAATGATCCCAAACGTAGACCGCATGGCGTAGAGTTTGAGTCTGGGCTTGTCTCGGTAGATGCCCAGGAGCCTGAGGCTTTGGACAATGCCTTCGGCGTGCTTGGTCTTAGAACACAGCAGAATCTGATGCGTCAGGTGGTAGTCGTACTGCTCCGATACAAAACTGATGCCCCGGGACGCCATCCTTCCGGAAACGATGCTCACATGTTTGATGCCGTGATTCTTGATGGTCTGCAAGAGAAGATACAGAGTGCATCTGTCCTTGCAAATCATTACTGGATCCGCCTTGTCTTCCGCCTTGGGCTTGAAGTCGGTGTCTAATTCCACTCTCTTCAAAAGACGCTTCCTCGCCGGGTGCGGATACACCAGAAGCCCGTCTCCGTTGAAAACGATGAACATCACCTCTGGGTATTTGGCGCACAGAGCCCTTGCGGCGCCGCGCTGCTTGTATTTGGCCGAATGTTCTACGTGGAGCATAAGCCCACCGTCCTCTATGAATTGATCGTAGGCAGTATCCTCTGGGTGTTCTACCAGAGGCAGACGGATCTTCTGGACCATCTCGTAACCGTAGTAGTTGGGAGGATTGGCCACCAGCGAAACCGAATTCAATTGTTTCTCGTGAAAGAGAATGGGGAGGCACGTTGCCGTCACACCAAGGGTGTGGGACGCCATGTTCTTGAGACGAATCATGGTCGCCTCCAACTTGCTCGAGGCGTTGCACGACTTGACGCACATGTCGGCTTCGTCGATGCAGAGCTGAAAGTTTGTCGGTTCCAACAATAAAAACTTCTTTATCTGGCTGCTGTTCCCAATCGCAATGTAGACCTTGGGTTCGTCGGGATCGTAGTCCCCCACCTCGGTAACGATACGGTTCGGGAGTTCCACCTGAGAGGCGGCAGTGTACTGCTCGATTCTCATCTGGAGCTGCACAATGTCGGCCTTGCTGTTCTGCAGGACGACGAGGACGCTCGATCGGTTTCCGTGAATTGCCCACTTGCAATAATCAAGGATAGCCTTGGTCTTGCCACACTGGACGTGGCCCACAAGAAGCTGGTAACGGTGCTGCATGGTGAAATTCATATTTGGTTTGTGTATAATTCCTTCTAATGGGCTGTCCCACCTATTCCTAGGCTACCCAAAAAATGCATTTTTTATACGATCATCTCAACCGGCTTCCAAAGCAGATCGAACGGTCCATACCCTTTCCAACCAGTTTCGTTTGCAAGGGTTTGTAAAATTGCAGCACTCGATAACCCCTTGCTCACCCAAGTCATCCAATCCATGGTGTTTCCATTTCCAAATCTGAAAAAGGTCATCCCCATAGACAACTGGACAATAAAGTTAATGCACATCATCACGAACGAACCCCACGCAATGGCCATTGGATACCCTGGTATCCCGTCCGTCCCTGACATCATAATAGGTTTCCTCAATAGGTTCAAAACGTACATACAAATCATGAAGAAAGTCATCCCAAATATCACCCAGTTTGCATCACTGGCCCCCAAACCAACGAGAGGGATACCCTGTTCTAGCGGCGTGTTGTCCTCGTCTTCTTCTGCCCAAGCTCTCTTTATGCACATGTGCAAGGTTAAAATTTCCATAACTAATGCTAGAGCCCATATTTGTGCTATAAAGCCCTCCTTTGTGAACGCTGCTTTGCCTGCTGCTGCTACTGCTGTGCCTGCTGTGCCTGCTGCTGCCTTTACTTTTGCGCCTGCTTCTCCTACTTTTGCGCCTGCTGCTGTGCTTGCTGCCTGTAATTTTGTGGCTCCTGCTGCCAGCCCTGCTGTCATATTGTTGAAGAATTTTGCCATTGCCGTTATTACCCAAGGCCAATATAATAATTTTGCGAACGCGAACTACTTAAAGGTTCGTTTTTGTATAATATAAAAGAACCACCAACAACGCCAAAATGAAAGTCATTACCCGTTCCGGAGTCGAAGAGCCTATGCGCTTCGACAAGATAGCCGATCGCCTGGACCAGTTCACCAAAGACCTCGACGCCGTGGTCGACACCGCCGACATCACCCGGAATGTTATTCTGCGCATCTACGACGGGGTCACCACCAGCGAACTCGACGAGCTCACCATCCAGTATTGCCTGCAGCACGCCCTCGACCATCCCGACTACGGAAAGCTCGCCAGCCGCATCGCCATCGACAACCACCACAAGGAAACGAGCGCCTCCTTCCTTAGTGTGTGCCAGATGCTCATGGCCAACAAAGACCTGAACGGGGACAGCTCGAGCCTCATCTGCCAGGACCTCATGGACATCGTATCCGAGAATCACATCCAACTGGAGTCTATGATTGACTACGACCGCGACTTCCTGATAGATTGTTTCGGCTTCAAGACGCTGCAGCGTGGCTACCTCCTCAAGACCGGTGGGGTAGTCGTGGAGCGCCCTCAGCACCTCTGGATGCGTGTTTCCTTGGGGATTCACGGCGCCGACCTCGAAGGCGCAAAGGAGACCTACGACCTGATGTCCCAGAAGTATTTCATCCACGCCACGCCGACGCTGTTCCACGCCGGTTCGCGCTACCCGCAGCTCTCCAGCTGCTTCCTTATGGGCGCCGACGACTCGGTCGAGGGCATCTACAAGGCACTGGGTGATTGCGCAGTCATCAGCAAGCACGCTGGGGGCATCGGGGTGCACCTCCACGACATTCGCTCGCGGGGGGGATACATACGCAGCACAGGTGGGACTTCCCACGGTCTCGTGCCCCTCCTTAAGACCTTCAACGCCACCAGCCGGCACATTAACCAGTCGGGGAAGCGCAACGGCAGCTTTGCGATGTATCTCGAGCCGCACCACCCCGACATAATGGACTTCATCGAGGCGAAGAAGCCTCAGGGCAGCGAGGACTCCCGTGCCCGGGACCTGTTCTACGCCCTGTGGATATCCGATCTCTTCATGCAGCGTGTCGAGGCGGGCGGACAGTGGTCGGTGTTCGACGCAGACATGTGCAAGGGACTGTCTAGTGTGCACGGAGCGGAGTACACCGAGATGTACGAGAAGTTCGAAGCCGCTGGGTGCGCAAAGGCGACCTACGGCGCCCGTGAGATCTGGCAGGCCATCATCGAGAGCCAGATCGAGTCCGGCGTGCCCTACATGCTCTACAAGGACAGTGCCAATCGCAAGAGCAACCAGCAGAACCTGGGCACGATCCGTTCGTCCAACCTGTGCGCCGAGATCATCGAATACTCAGACTCGAAGGAGTATGCGGTCTGCAATCTGGCTTCGGTGTCGCTGCCGATGTTTGTGAGCGATGGGGTGTTCGACTTCGCAAAGTTGCGCAAGGTGGTCGGCGTAGTGACTCGCAACCTCAACCTCGTGATCGACAAGACATTCTACCCGCTCCCGGAGACGCGTCTCAGCAACCTCAGCCACCGCCCGATGGGGATTGGCGTGCAGGGGCTGGCAGACACCTTCGTTATGATGGGCTTCGCCTTCGACAGCCCCGAGGCGGCGGTGCTCAATGCCAAAATCTTCGAACACATCTACTACGCCGCCGTTGAGGCCTCGATGCATCTGGCCCAGGTGCAGGGTCCTTACAAGTCCTACGCCGGCAGCCCGATGTCCAAGGGGCAGTTCCAGTTCGACCTGTGGGGAGAGTCGCCTCCGCCCGACAGCGAGCTCAACTGGGATGCGCTGCGGAAGCACGTCGCTGCGAGCGGGGTGCGCAACAGTCTCCTGGTCGCACCGATGCCGACCGCCAGCACCTCCCAGATCCTTGGGAACAACGAGTGCATCGAGCCGTTTACGGGGAATGTCTATATGCGCCGCACTCTCGCTGGGGAGTTCATCGTGGCCAACAAGCACCTGACCGAGAAGCTCGTAGCCATGGGTATGTGGAACGCCGACATGAAGAACCGACTTCTGTTCCACAAGGGCTCGGTGCAGAACATCCCCGGTATCCCCGACGACGTCAAGCGGCTGTTCAAGACCGCCTGGGAGCTCAAGCAGAAGGTCATCCTTGACCTGGCCGTCGCCCGGGGGCGCTACGTCTGCCAGAGCCAGAGCCTGAACCTCTTCGTCACCAGCCCGACGTTCAATGTGCTCAGCAGCATCCACATGTATGGCTGGCGCAAGGGCCTGAAGACCGGCAGCTACTACATCCGCTCCAAGCCCGCCGCCTCCGCCCAAAGCTTCACGCTCGACCCCTCCACCGAGGCCAAGCTGAGGGAGGAGCTCAATGCCAGCCAAGGCGAACAGACCTGCGACACGTGCTCGGCGTAACCCCCTTCATTACTATTTGACTGTTCTGCGCTTCGCCGATCCCTTTCTGGAGGTCGTAGAACAGTCAAATACCCAGCGCTCTGGGTTGTCGCTTCCTGGAATTGGGGTCAAGCTTACGGCGGAGACTCAGCAGCAGCCCGCCTAAAAGCCCTCCCGATCTTCCCGCCCTGTGCCGCCAACTTTAAAGTCACTTTGGAGATTTCTGCGTCGTTGTACGCTTGGGTCTCCGAGCGTAGCGCCTCGAACGCAGCGTCCATCCGCTCTTTGGTGGCAGCGTCTGACCCCTCAAACTTTAAAGCCGCTTCGGCGATTTTTGAGTCGGTGTACGCTTGGGTCTCCGAGCGAAGCACCTTGAGCACAGCGCCCACACGCTCGTTGGTGGCAGCGACGGACCCCTCAGCAATCTTTAAAGCCGCCTCGGCGATGCCTGCGTCGGCGTACGCTTGGGTATCCGAGCGAAGCGCCTTGAGTGCGGCCTCCATCTGCGATTTAGTGGTACGGGCAGCAATCCGCGAGTTCGTGGTCTTGTCAGAGTTCTGATGAGTGTGGAAGTTTGGTAAGAGCCCCAGTAAGAGCTGCAGAAGTTTGGTAAGAGCTTCGGCACACTCTATATTTCTCACAGTCCCTCCCATATGGGATGCGTATATTAATTTCATGTATTTGTGTTTTAGCTCATCGAGTGTTGTCTTATGTTCCTCAGACAACGCCTCTATGTCCCCTCCTAGGGGAATAAAGTCTTTCAAGATGACTAAACCCCTCCTGATATCGTCGTCCTCAATCTGGCTGATGAAGTGCTGTAAGCACCCAATGTTCTGTAAGATGTGTTTTTTAATTTCCGCAAATCCGGTACAAAAGGAAACTAATGCGGGATCTCCAGTATAACATATATTCTTCAAACCCTGCAAGATGAGGTCGAGCTTGCCTCCAATCAACCCCTCTATCTGGTGATCCGTCACCAAGGCCCTGAGTTCCTTGGGAATGAATGACAGTTCCTTCGAATCGAAAATGCTGAAGGGGGCAGGTGTGTGTGTATGCTCTACATAGCCGTGCTCGTGTGAAACCGGTGCGTGTGTATGCTCTACATAGTCGTGCTCGTGTGAAACCGGTGCGTGTGCGGCGTGGCCGTGCTCGTGTGGAACCGGTGCGTGTGCGGCGTGGCCGTGCTCGTGTGGAACCGGTGCGTGTGCGGCGTGACCGTGCTTGTGGGGAACCGGCGTGTGTGAGGCGTGACCGTGCTTGTGTGGAACCGGCGTGTGTGAGGCGTGCCCGTGCTTGTGGGGAACCGGCGTGTGTGAGGCGTGACCGTGCTTGTGTGGAACCGGCGTGTGTGAGGCGTGACCGTGCTTGTGTGGAACCGGTGTGTGTGCTGTGTGTTCGTGATGTACAGGTGCGTGTGAGGCGTGACCGTGCTCGTGCGGTACGGGTGTGTGCACATGCGGTGCCTCAACCTCGTCTTCGCTGTCGTCCTCGTCCTCGTCTTCGCTGTCTTCGACATCCTCATCCTCGCTACTTCCACCGAAGCCCCAGAAACCTTCGGTCTTGTTGGAACACAAGACCAACAGATAAACTGCGAGTAATGTGAACACTAACTGTATGTTCATATTAATGTTAAAATAATATTTTTTTTTAATTAAAATGTTTTTGGAAGAATGATTACATTTTTTTTGTTGTTGTGTGTTTATATGTTAATGGTCAGGTCCAGGTCGCCCAGGTGGTAGCATACCGGCTTCCCCTTCTTGAGGCTGCACTTGATGAGACTGAGTCTCTCATCCACCTCGAGATAGTGGCACACCTTGTATATGTCCGGGATGGCCCGGAACGCCTCGTTGGTGAACCTGACCAGCTTTTCCACTTCAGCCTTGGCGGCTTCCCAGACGGATAACTCCACGCTGTGCGTGCTCTTTCTGACGATGTCCCCTATAACGGTGCACAGCGTCTGGAGCACCTGTCGATTTTCGAACTGGATGGCGTGCCTGGTTTCGGTGCGTATCGTAGAGTCCACGAAAGCCTTCTTCGTCACCTTCTTGCCGAGGTAGTCGCGGCGTTGTGTGTCGAAGGGGTCAGCGGGCGAAGGGCCGAAACGCCCACGGGCAGCCAGTTCCACATTCTGGATGTGGTAGGCGAGGCGCAGTGCGGAGCACACCGTGTTCTGAATCTTGGCTATCGGGTAGTCCTGGGCGATCTGCGTCGGGGTCAGCATCACGCGGACGCCGTTCGCCAGCAGGTCGGGCTGCCTCCAGAACGGAATACCAGGCAGCCCGTCGCAGCCCTCATTCCGCCGGCCAGCGTCCCTAGGAATCTCCCCAGTCGCCGACGCATTGCGCAGGTGCTGGAAATAGTGGGGGTTGTGAATGTGGCCCTTCTCGATGGTGCCAAGCACCCAGCTGAAGGCCACATGGCACTCGGGGCACCACATCTGGTCGCAGCCGTCAATCTTGGTGATCATCGTGGCACAGCCCGGGCACGCCTTGCACTCCTTGGCAATCATCTGCGCCGTCGCGACATCGTCGTCGTTGCACTCGTGGTCGGTGACGTCCAGCAGGTAGGCGAGGCATTTGCGGCATGAATCGGCGCTGCAGATTCCGCAGTTCCACTTGTCGTCGAGAAACCCGGAGCAGTCTTCGCCACAGCATCCGCGGATGAACTGCTTCTTGGCCTTCTTCGGATGGACGTGGTAGTACGCATTTTCCGCAACTTGGACAGCCGCATTGTGGACTCTGCGCAGGTTTTTAACGGTAGCCTCCAATTCATGGAGGTCAGCAAGTTGGGGATTCCGCTTGGGGTCCTTCAGTATGCACACCTCCGCCCACAATTCCCTCTTGCGAATGGCGATCCGATTCTCCTCCATTATGTCCGCTTGGGTATCGGGCAGCCGAGACTGCTCACGCTCCCAGATCATCTTCTTGCGGTGCTCCTTGAAGGGACCGTCGATAAACGTCGCCGTGGTGTTCGCACGGAGAAACGACATGTTCCACTGAGCCTTGCAGCTCATGCACTGAGGCTCGCTGGGCGTACTGACCAGAAAACGCTGGGTGCACTCACGGCAGGCAGAAAAGTCGCACGCTCCGCAATCCACAGGGCGGCGCAGCACCTTGGTGAAGCATTCGGCGCAGATGGGGCATTCGGTAGTCATTGTTTTAGTTGCTGTATTGTTTTTCTTCCGATGGATTGCCCTCCGGCGTCATAAGACCCGGCGGAAGTGCACTTTATGGTACGGGTCGATACCAGTTTTACTTTTTTCTATATTATTATTTATTAATTTTTTTTAAATATAAGATTTAGAAATAGGGCGAATACTTGAGAAGGGCAATGAGACCCTTCCGCCGGAGTTTGGAATAGCGACGCAGGCCGAGTCTCTTGCACATCGCAAGGAGGTCCTTCCGCTTGGCTCCCTTGAGACACAGCGGGTGGTCCGGGGGGGGCTTGGTGTAGACCTCTTTGTACAGGAAACACTTATTGCCATCCACCATAATGGCGTTTTCGTCTCCAAACTGGATCAGATCTTCGGCCGAATCGAACCCGAATGTGGATGTGTTGAAATCGGCGATGGAAGTCTGGACTGCCCCCGCAATGTGGTCTTTTTCCCGCTGGTAATAGCGGTCAAGTTCCTCAAGCCGAATAAGAAACTTTTTCAGGGGCGTGGTGGGGTCCTGAAGGTAGGCGATAAGGTCCTCTTCGGAACCCGTGTCCTCGTAGTAGTCCTCAAAATTGTATATCTGGTTCTGGGCCTCCTCTCCGAGGTCGCGGAACTCCTCGAGACTCCGCTTGAAATAATCAACCTTTCCGGCGTTGACGATCAATCGGGCGACGGGGTGCGTCGGGCGGGTAATCAGAATCTTGTTCACCAGTTCAATGGGGAGTTGGGGAAGCATTGTATGTGTTGTATGCGCTGATGGTCTGGATGTTGCAGGTATAAGGTAAGTGAAAAATACATTTTGTACCTGGGTCAGTGAAACACACAGTTTTTTTTATTTATTGTTTAATGCAGTATCATAACACTTTTTCTTATTTTTATTTTTAGAGGAAGGCGAATGGCGTGTGGATAGACGGAGCACGGGAGGCGATGCTTTGCGCATGAAGGAGTTCGTTCCTCTTCTTCCACGTCCCGCATCTTCCATCGGGAGTGCATGAGCACCGGCAGTCCGACCTGTACAGTTCCAGCGCCAGGTGGATAACGGAACAGTCGCCAGAGAACTCGGAGACATACTTCTCCCATTCCGCTTTGATCTTGCCGACAAGATCCTCCCGGAAGACTATCCCGTAGGCAGCCGCCTCCCGTCGCTTGACCTCGTTCCTTGCAGCTTCGGCCGCCGCCATCGCAGCCGCCTCCTTTCGGTCGACTTCGAGAAGCAGCGCTTCGGCAGCTTCTTCCAGACAAGAACGCCGTTCCAAACGCTTCCGCTCTGCCGCCTTCTTTTTCAGTTTCTTCATCTCCGCTTTCTCAGCTCTCGTAGTGGAAACGTACTCCATTGGTAAGTAGTTTGAGTTGTTTGGTAGTGTGTATTGCTTTTCGCCTACTAGCAACCCTCCGCCTTCGCTAAGGGGGGGTGAGAAGTGCATTTAGTAGAATTGGTTTTTTTTATCCGCTTTTATCAGAAACTCACGAGAGAAGTTCCAGGTCCGCAGGGGGGACGTCGTATTGTTTACCCGTCGGGTCGGAGACCAAGACTCGGGTGTTGCTATGGATCGCTTGGATACCGTAAACCCAACGTTCAAAAGTAGGTGACCACACCTGTTTGTCCGGCACTTCGTAGGATGTGGAACCTTGAAGGTGAGGATCTTCGTGTAGAACATCGTTGAGGAAGTGCGACATGTGCCATGCAATACCATCCTCATCAAATAGTGTCTTGGCTGCGCCGAACTTCCGGTGAAGTTTACCTTTGATGAACCATTCTTCGAGAACCTTTGTTCCGGTTTGATCCCAGCCCTCCAATGCCGGTCCCCCAACCCTATTGTTGCGCATTTCTGCGTCGACATACAGGCGGTACTTCTTCTCTCCGTTTGGCCAGTAAAAATAGTGAGGCGTGTTAGCCTGCTTGATAATTGCTGCGTGAGGTGGAGACTGTTTCCACATAATGATTTCACTGATGAGTTCCATTGGTAAATTCTTTGCCATGGTTAACGTTATAAACTTTGCAGCGTTTCTTCTATAGGGGGTAATAAACACAGTTTTCCGATGGGCCGCTGAAGAGCTCAAGCTCTGGAAGGCGGAAGAGAAGGCACACGATGAGTTCCTCCAATTAATTTGCGGGACATGTCTTTTTATACCCCCAAAATAGGGGGGTTGGTTTATTTATTATTTTTATTTTATTCTCGTCTCCATTTTTTCTAAGTTTTTATTTATGTAGTATTTTCACTCGCATAGGCGTGTCATCGAGGGTGCACATGTCGAAGACCCGGACGGCCTCCTGTGCGTGCCGCTCCTCCGTGAAAACTACCTCGGCCTCATGCTGTCCGTCGCCGCTGACGAAGACTGTTGCTGCAATTACCCGAGCCACCGATGCGAAGATCTCTGCCACGTCGTCACGGGAGATGCTGTTGTTCAGATTGGTAACATAAATCCGGAACCCGTTGGTTGAAGCAAGTATCGTGCGTTGGACGAAGCTCGTGCGTAGCTTGCGTCGTCGCTGGGCGTTATGAATTTCGCACGGAGTCTGACGAAACATGCTGTTGATATTGATAGTTTTGAATGTGTAGGCTGATGGGTAGTGTGCCGCAGGTCTAGGGTCACTAGAAACGCCTTTTCTTCTTTTAAAAAAAACTTTTCAATTTGATGTTGCGTGCCTGCAGTGTCGATTGTGCATTTCCACCTGGCCTTAGGACTCAGCGGAGTGATGAGTCAGTACAGCATCGAAAGTCAAGTCAAATCATGTTCCTCCCCCCCGCCGCCCACCAGCAGTACCTCAAGGACTTGGCGATGACCAAGGTGGTCATCGACACGCTTCGGGTCGACCCATCGTGGAGCACCTGGGGAAGCAGAGCCCAGATGGCTCGCCACGAGACCAAGTGCATGCTGTACGCCCTGTCGCCCCCCAAGTTCGGTCCCGGGCCGCCGGACCCAGTCCCCCGGGATTTCAAACGCATCAAAACATAGGGAAACGGTGCGGAAAAAAACCTTTTAAAAAAAAAAATTATATAAACAAAAATGGCCAGTTGCGAAGTTCACACATCGGGACTGCTCACGGTCTCGTACCGCAGCGTCCCCTTCCAGCGACCGGTGCAAACCGAACAGCAGGCTTTCGAGTCCATCAAAGCACTGGATGACCCAGTGCTCAAGAACGTCGTGTACTACGCCATCTCCTGGGCGGCGGTATTGGACGACGCAGAGAACATCGACATTCCCAGGGTCCTAGAGTGCCTCCTGCCCTACCGCAGCAAACGGGCAGTGGCCATTACGTCGTGCCAACACGTTGATTACATCCGCCTTCGGCAGGTCTTCGAGTATCTACGGGTTTCGGTTGTTTACGCAAGCCACTGCAGCGTGCACGATTCGCTCAATGCGGCGGCCCCTATGATTCGCCCCCTCCCGCTGTATGCGTGTAACGTGGAGAACAATAAGCGCCGCACCGGTATCGTCGCTGTCGCCCCCAAGGACAAGGAGTACCTGTACAGCTTCCTCGGGATGCCGAGGTGCCGAACGGACCTTCGTCGCAACCTCCTGGCCGCCTGGCACCCTCCCCGAACCCTGGTGGAAAGTTCCGGGGTTTGGGGCACGGTGTCGTCGGGCAAAGGCATCGAGTACAACAAGGTAATGTCCCAGAGCGTATTCACTCTGTGCCCGGCGGGCATCTCGAACAACACGGTGCGCATCTGGGAAGCCCTCGGCAGCGGCAGTATCCCCGTCATCCTGGCGGACGGCCTGGTCCTCCCCGCCATCGGCCTCGACTGGTCCGCAGCGGTGGTCTTCGTGAAGGAAAAGAACCTGAGCCATTTGGGAAGCCAGCTTTCCCAGTTCGGCGACGAAGACATCGTCGCCATGTATCTGGCGGGGAGGGCCATCTACGAGCGCTGCTCGGGACTGCGATTTGCAAGCACCATTCCGCTGCAGTTGCAAGCCGAGGTGGGACTGGCACAGCTGCGGAACAGTTACCGCGTACCGTTCCTGATCAGCAGCGTCAAGACGATCGTTCCGCCCCGGACGTCCCCGACGGACACCAATACCCTCCCGGTGCATCTCATTCAGCAGCACTACGTCCCGAGCGATCCGCAGCGGGCCGCCGAAGTCAACCACTGCCTGAGGGTCAACTGCGAAAACGAGCGTCTGGACCGCATCCATTTGCTGAACGAAACGACCGAAACCTTCGAGAGCGAGAAAGTCCTGGCGAAGAACGTCGGCGCCCGCCTGACCTACCGCATGGCCTTCGAATACATCGACAGCCTGGAAACCGAGTGCTTCGTCGCTTTGGCGAACTCGGACATCCACTTCGACGAGACGCTGGGCAGTTTGGGGGAGATGGACCTGCGGGGTTCGAGGTGCCAGGCCCTGTTGCGGTGGGAACTCTGGGACAGGACGCTGTTCGGCCCCCGACCGGATTCGCAGGACACGTGGATATTCCGACACACCCCCGGGGAGCGGGTGGTTCCCGAAAAGTACCTAGCGTACTTCGACTTCGAGATGGGCCGGCCCGGGTGCGACAACAAGCTGATATTTCTGCTGCACCTGGTAGGTTTCGAGATATTCAACGAACCCCGACGCATTCGCACGTGGCACTGCCACGCCGAGACGAAGCGGGCGTACAGTCTCGAACCCGTGAAACCGCCCTACGGTTTGGTGGAGCCGCAGTTGTAGACGGGGGAAAAAATATTGTTAATGATTAATTAATGTCTTCTAAATTAGTTATTAAGAATACTGGGACAGATCAGTTCGTGCCGATATTTGCGAGTATCGTATTGGTTGATACTATAATAATAATATTGAATGCTTACGATATCATTTTCAAAAGCAGGAAACTACAGGAATGGTACAGGGATTATGGCGTGAGTGCAATGTTAATGGATTGTTTGATTATTTTCTTGTATCTCATAGGCGGTAGATACCTCCTGGAACACAGCAAAATGAAAGTGAATGTTAGGAATATGATTTTATGCACGGTGGTTGTGCAAATGGTCGGGGACTTGCTGTTCTATGGCTTGTTTACGGTCATTCCTAGGGGCTCCAGTAAGATTATGGATTTCTTCAAAGATTATGCCAAAGAGATTCACATCCACGCACTGTGGTCCGATGCGGTTATGATGATATGGTCTATATTGTTTTCACAAATATTCATAACTGGTTTCGATAAGAGAAACCAGTGGATGCTACTCATAACGATGATATACATCAGCCAATATGCTCTTCACACCCTATAAACCAATTACATTCCGGGAGATTGTATAATTACTGTAACTGATTGTTTTTTTTCCATTTTAAAGAATAAAATATTAATAGATTATAATATCCACAGCAACACATCATGGACCCAATTTTGACACCCACCACCGATCGCTTCACCGTCTTCCCCATCAAGTACAACAGCCTTTGGGGGCTCTACAAGAAGGCCGAGGCGTGCTTCTGGACCTCCGGCGAGATCGACTTCACCGCGGACAAGGACGACTGGAAGACGCTCAACGACAACGAGAGGTACTTCCTGCTGAACGTGCTCGCCTTCTTCGCCGGCAGCGACGGCATCGTGATGGAAAACATCGTTACCAACTTCTTCAGCGAGGTGCAGATCCCGGAGGCCCGGTCCTTTTACGCCCTGCAGGCGGCCATCGAGAACATCCACGGTGAGGTCTACAGCCTGCTCATCGACGCCTTCTGCGAGTCGACCGCCCAGAAGCTGGATCTTTTCAACGCCATCGACCGGATGCCCTGCGTGGCCGAGAAGGCGGCGTGGGCGATGAAGTGGATGGACCCCGCCGAGAAGTCCTTCGCCCACCGTCTCGTCGCCTTCGCCGTTGTGGAGGGCGTCTTCTTCAGCGGCAGCTTCTGCGCCATCTTCTGGTTCAAGTCCCGCAATCTGATGGTCAAGACGCTCGGCACCAGCAACGAGCTGATCTCCCGGGACGAGGGGATGCACACGGAGTTCGCCATCGAGCTCTACAAGCACCTGCAGAAGCCGCTGCCCCAGGAGGACATTCTCGATATCGTCAAGGAGGCGGTCGTGATCGAGCAGCGCTTCATCACCGACTCGCTCCCGTGCTCCCTGGTGGGCATGAACGCCGACCTGATGAACCAGTACATCCGCTTTGTGGCGGACCGGCTGCTGGTGCAACTGGGGAACGAAACGCATTACGGCGTGAGCAACCCGTTCGGCTTCATGGACACGATCGGCCTCGATGGCAAGACCAACTTCTTCGAGAAGCGGGTCACCGAGTACCAGCTGGCCAGCGCCGTGCAGGGGTCTACCGTGTTCGAGCCGACCGAGGACTTCTGAGTGCGGACCGAAAAGCGATATTAAGGAGAGACGATTATAAAGGGTACGACTAAAAGTAGACCGATGGATTACACTTTTGAGCATACGGTAGTCCGTGAAGCCAAAGTCGAGATACAACTTCTTTTTGATCCCAGTAAGTATGAAGGAGGATCATTCAGTCTCGAATCTTGCTTAGAAGACCGTACGATTCTTGCCCGTGATAATACGAATACGGTGATTGGATGCTTAATTCATGATCCGCACTACCTTCCGGAGAGCCTGAATAGATTTACGGTACCGAACCCTGTTGTACACGTGGCTGAGAAGTGGAGGCGCAGAGGTGTTGGGCGCTCCCTGGTGTTAAAAATCCTTGAAGAGGTACCCGCATTGTCTGGCCTATTCGACTACTGCGAAGATTGGGATAAAGAAGTAGAGGAGTGGAACAGTAGATACGACGAAAGAGTCCGGAGCGATGAATATGATGAAGAGTCGGATAAGAAATTGGAGCGTGCTGTGGAGAAGATTCGGACCATCCCTTTTCTAAAAAGTCTCGGTGCTACTATTTTGAAATATGATGAACACTGGCGTTGGACAGTACTTTCACCATCGGCTGAGTTCGTACGCATGACAAACTCTCTGGAATGCCACTACGGTTTTCAGTACCAAGACGGTTTGAATGTGTTGAGCGAATCTTTCAGCTTAGGTCATCACGGAGGTGGCATGTACTTCATTCCAAAAAACAAAATTCCCAATTGGACGGGACGTTCGACTGAAATTGACGGGGAGTTGGAATGGTTACGAGAAGTGAGCCTACCGCCCGACGCTATTGTGACTCAGGAGGCTTTAAACGTATTCAAGGCTGACAAAATTATACTGGGGAAGCGTACAAGTTTGCATTGAAATACCAACTTTAAAAGACTGTTGCTTGCAAATAGTCAATTTGGTCATCATAATCCGTCGCCTTCGGGGACAGCACGCCTGGCGTCTCCCACGCCGTGACGGAAGCGGGCCGGTAAGCGTACGAGCCGACGGAGAAAATGTCGTTTCGACCGGTCTTGTGTAACTTGAAGAGTATAAAGGCAAGATTACACAAAATGACCGAATTAAAAAAATTAAATGAAATAAACAGAAAACTGGAGTTGGTGCTGCAGGCTCTGGATAGGCTGCAAGTTAAAGCCAGCGAAGACGGGACCGTCGATGAGAGCAGTTCCGATAGCGAAGACGGGACCGTCGATGAGAGCAGTTCCGATAGCGAAGACGGGACCGTCGATGAGAGCAGTTCCGATAGCGAAGACGAGTCAGACGACTGGAACTCGTCCACGTCGATTCACGGGAGTGACGATGACAGTGTGAAATACGTCACTGAAAGTGACAGCAGCGAAAAAGAGCCCAATACTCGCACTCGTTCCAGGCGTAAGTTTTTTCACGACGAAACTTTTGTGAAAGGGTCAGGGTGGACTAAGAGACACGGATATGATGGTACCGACCACGACTTTTAATAATAATTTACATTCCTCTGGTGCGTTCAAATCGCCCGAAAAACGTCTTGCGTAATAGTAGCACACCAGCCGGGTGTGCCCCTCGTGATAGCTCAGTTGGTAGAGCGGTTGACTGTAGAGTTAACTCCGCCCTTACACGGCAATCAATTGGTCGGCGGTTCGATTCCGTCTCGCGAGAACCCCGTTTGCGGGTCTGCCTTAGCTCAGTTGGTAGAGCGACAGACTGTTAATCTGTAGGTCAGTGGTTCGAGCCCACTAGGTAGAGATAGCCTCCATAGCTCAGTTGGTAGAGCATGCGCTTAGTAAGCGTAAGGTCCGTGGTTCGATCCCGCGTGGAGGCTGTTGTGTAGCTCTGAACGATCCCCTTTGCGAAGGGTGTCGTTCGAAGTTACGTACTCGATAAAAAATATTCTGTTATTGATAATAACAAATGTCAGTTTTCAATATAATCGAAAATCAGAAAAAACTAATTGATGGGGTGATGAATATAGTAAAGCGTCCAAACTCTAAGGATCCCGAAGAACATTTCGAGTCAGATGCGTTGGGGGTGGTGGGGATGTTGTTACTGATCCTTTTACTGACGATATGGCTGATGGGCTTTTACGGGATGTACAAAATCTATAAATGTAAGGACATTAAAACAAGTGGAATATCTTTCGGCCTGTCACTGTTTGGCGTTCCCGTTGGTACCATTTATTGGCTCGGGTACATAGTTATACACCAAGGTGAATTCTTGCTTAAAAAATGCTGATCCCAGATGGTAATAGATGTCAACGATCCCCTTTGCGAAGGATGTCGTTCGAATTTACTTCTTCTTGGGAGAACTCCGTTTAGACCCCGGTCGGGGCACCAGCTTCTTCTTGCCCCTGGTGTACCGCCACACAGGACCGGTTCCGGGGCTGTCCTCCTTCTGCAGGAGGCTGTTGAGGTGCTGCCACTTTGCCGCCTTACTTTTCTTCCCGTGGATCCAATACTCACCTTCCCCGATATCTTTCCCGTCCGCTGAAACCTTCACGACTGCGGGGCCTTTGTCTTTGTGCAGCGCTCCGCTGCTGTCGGTGTGCTTATATGTGTCGTATTCAGGAGTCCTCAATATATAGGCGGGCTGGCCACCAATTGGATTAGATATAGCAAAGGGTCTGCGTGTGAGCTGCTGCAGACCCGCAATCGAAACGAAGCCCTTCTTCGGGCCACGTGGAATTGCTTTCTTGTTCACGATTGTAGCCCAGATGCGTGGGAAGCCATTGTAGTCAAAACGTAGAAAATTGTAAGGATGTCCAAGCCCACGAGTAAGCATCTTCTTAGGAGACACGAACAGGTCGTTTTCGAACCAAATTTCGGTCATCACATCGCCATTGTCGTGGTACTCGACGTAGGCAGGACCGTCGTCATGGTGGCGCTTCCCATTTTTCCAATATTCTTCCTTACGTGGGCTACCGTCGAGGTATCGCACTGTCACTGCTGGTGCGCCGTGCAACTGTCCCCTCTTGTTCCTTGTCTCCATCCGCTCCAAATCTCCGGTATCGATACGCATCGCCGTGCCGACGGGAACTGCGTCTCTCCATTTGGGGTCTCGGGACGCACGGATCCTAATGTCTCTCTGAAGGTCCTTGGGCAGCGGTTCCGGTCCCCTGAGGTAAACCGTCCCGGCGTAATCCGAAATCCGCCGGCTCATGTCGGAACCCGTCTGTAGGAAGTTGTCCAACCGATTGTTCGTTCGTTTGGTCCGGGGCGGCATGTTTATTATTATACAATTTTTTTATAATATTATTACTTTCACTTGTACACCTCGACGATGGTCTTCACCAGGGCGCTGCGCTGGATATCGCTGGCCTCGAGGCTCACCACGCAGATGCCGCTTGACCCCATCGCATCGGCATCGTTGTCGAAGTGGTTCCCGAGGCGGGAAATGAGGTCGGCCAGCCCGTTGGGTCCCTTGTGGTCGCACTGTTCCACGTCGCCCGTAATAATGAGTTTGCTATCCTCCCCCAGTCGGGTCAGTAGCATCTTCATTTGGTCCGGCGTGCTGTTCTGCATCTCGTCGGCGATCACGATGGCGTTCTTGAAGGTGCGCCCCCTCATGAAGGCCAGCGGTGCGATCTCGAGCGTCCCCGAGTTCATCAAATTACCGATGGCGCTCTTCGATTTGAATTCCTCCATAGCGTCCACGATGGGGCGAACCCACGGCGACAACTTGCTGTCGATGTCACCAGGGAGGGCCCCGAGGTCCTTCTCCGTGCTCACCGTAGGGCGGGTGATGACGATGTTCTTGCGGCGCCCCGCCCCGAGGGTCTCGAGCGCCATCTGGCAGGCGAACAGGGTCTTCCCGGTTCCGGCGGGACCGTTGCAGACCACGAGGTCCACGTCGTTGTCGTTGAGAATGCGGACGTAGTCCTCCTGACCGCCGATGGGCTTGTAGTGGCACGACGATAAATAACGTCGCCCGGTGCGGGCCAGGAGCAGGGGGACGAAGGCGGCGAGTCTCATGTTTGTTTTGGTATAATTACCAGCCGGGCCTTTAAATCCGTTTATCCACGATTAAAGTTTTCCGCATTATTGATAATAAACTATGTTTCGCCCCAAGTGTTCCTTCCAACTGGAGAATGACTTCGAGTCACGGCTCGCCGAAGCCACTCGCATCTTGCAGAAGTATCCCGACCGCATCCCGATCGTTTGCGAAAGGAGCAATAACTCCGATATACCCCAGATTGAGAAGAAGAAGTACCTCGTTCCTGGGGACCTGACGGTGGGTCAATTTATATTTATCATACGGAAAAGGGTCGACCTCCCACCTGAGCGAGCTATTTTCCTGTTTGTGAACGGCACGATCCCGCCCACCGCAGTGCTGATGTCGGTGATATACAACGAACACAGGGACAAGGACGGCTTTTTGTACATCATATACTCCGGCGAAAACACGTTCGGTTAAAATGCATTAAAATAACACGTTAAAGAAAAACCAATTAACTTACCATACTCATCACAAACACACAATGGCTCTTCCATTTACCCAGACGTTGGACATTACCAGGCTCAAGGTCCTCAGTAAGGAGGTCCTCAATTCCTTCCTGCAGACCTCAGGGGAGAGTCCCGAAGAATCGAAGGCGGATGCGCTCAAGAAGGCCGAAAGCTTGTACGGAGACGCCCCACTGGAGCCCACTGTGATCCCAGATGACGCCGAAGACATCGAAGTTCACAGTTGCATCTTCGGTACCAAGTGGTTCGAAGACGCCACCCCTCTCAAGGCTGCAAAGCTCATAGCAAAGATCGTGCAGTCCTGGTCCCGTGGCCACCCTGTGCTCGTCTGGTATCGCCAGCACCGAGCGCACCTGCACAACGCTTGCGACGTCTTCCGGCAGGTCCGGTACGTCTACGGGCAGTTGGGGCCGTGCAATGCCGAGTCCCACTACCAAGTGGCCCTGGCGAAGGAACTGGAGACGGCGGTGTGGCACGGTGGTGTGCGTCTGGGAAGGAATTCGGTATCGTGCGAGTCGGTCGGCCCCATTCGCTACCTGCACTCTGACGGAACGCTGCTGACCATCGACAAGGGCCTGAGCTCCAGGACGGACATTGTGGTCAGCGACGCCGATGCGAACCTGCGGCTTATCCTCGAGCTGAAGGCGGCCGGTGGCTTGAAGCCCGAGAACTACGCACAGCTCCGGCGTTACCTCAAGGAAGCAAAGATTACGGGACAGGGAGATTTCAAGGGTCTCCTCGTCTTGTTCGGCAGCAAGAACTGCTCCGTCGTGGCCTTCGACAAGTCCGCCGAGAACATGAAGCTCTTTACATACGAAGAGCAGTTAAAGACGAACTGGTATGAGTATTAAATTAAAATTATTAATAAACTGACATTAATGGTGTATATCCCAGACGACGTGTGGCAGAACGTTGTGCTGCCGTACCTGCTCCTGCCGGAGGATGAGTTCCAGTACCAGAAGCGGCTGCACCGTTTTCGGGCAGAATACCATGAGGACCCGGAGTTCCTACACGTCTGGAAACTGTTTGACAGCGAGCAGCTGTGCAGACACGCCCACGAGGAGGAGACCATTGAGTGGTCCGATTGGGTCGGAGCCCCCACGCCCCACTGCGTCGCCGGGAGTTGGGGCTTCCTTGTGGGGCAGATTCCCGACTGGATACCGCCCGACGTAAGGGCCGCAGTGCGTTTCGAAACGCCTGCTGTCTTCCCCGTTCCCGTGCCGACCCAAGAGGCCAGAGAACTGAGAAAGCGGGCGTTCCGGACCGATCTTCAGCAGAGACTTACATCCCTGCTACAGCTCCAGTATGCTTCGGCGTGTTTCTCTCCCATCCCAGTGAGGAAATGGTTCATAGGAATCCTCAACGATTGCTGTAATTGCGTTTTTTAAATATCGGTTTAAAACCCCGGGTCATTATGGAATACCAAAAAACGAGTGAGTATTAACAAAGACGCAATGTCCTGGTGTCCGGAATGGCATTCCAAGTTGAAGAAGGGTGTGAGTTTCGACACCCCCTTCAAGGACAAGTCGTGCATTGTGGCCAAGGACGCAAGCCTGTTTGGGGGTTCTAAGGCCTACTGTGCACCGCCCGATATGGAGACCTTCGTCACATGGGTCAACACCTTGCCGGCCGCCGAAAAGTGCTTCTACGAGCTGCTGCTGGAAGACATCCCCCGGAAGCTGTATTTCGACCTCGAGGTTGTGGGGGGGCAGAAGACCAATCCCACTGAGGCTGAGACCGAAGTCATCATCACCGCTCTGGTCCGTCGGGTCACCTTGGCGGCCAAGGTATGGTATGATATCGAGGTCACCCGGGACGATTTTGCGCTGCTGAGTGCCTGTTCCGAAACGAAGTGGAGCTACCATATGGTTCTCAAGAGCAAGTTCGCCTTCGACGGTCATGCGTCGATGTTCGAGTTCGTGGATAAGTGGTTTCGGCAAGGTGAAAACCCCGAATTGCACGGCTTCCTTGACCTGGCTGTGTGGGGCAAGAACCAGTGCTGGCGCATGCCGGACAGCTCTAAGTATGGCCAGGATCGCCCCCTTCGTATTCAACCGAATCTGGACGGCCAATTGGGGTGGTATGGGGACTGTGTCGTGTCGTGGTTCCCTGATTTCCCTGGCGAGGTCATGTCGCTCCGACCCAAGAAGTCTAAGCCCCCCGCAGGAGCTGTCTCCGTCCCGCTCAGCAGGCCTCCCATTTTCTCGAGCGTCAGGCACTACAGTCTGGCAGCGGCACTGGCGGCATCGTGGTTCATTAACCTTGTCCTGTGGAGCACCGTTGGAAGGATCGAAAGTTACAGGATCCCTCCCGAAAGTGAGGAAGTCCATCACGACCTACTCATAGTTCATTCCACGGCGGTAGTCATACTGGAAATGTGGACTAAGATCTCGGTGTTCTTCTGCCTGATGTTTATGGTCGATGTCAACTAATGTATGAGTTTAAAAAAAAAAGGAATATTAATGAGACTACTGTTCTTAGCCCTAATAGTGCCTTTTTTCCTTAAAAGGAAGAGTAGTGTCGATCTCGCCGACCCACAATTTAATAGTACCCAATACGTAGCCTTTACCGAACGGAGAGCAAACTCGAGCAAAAGCCTCGTCCAATTCGTTAAGCAGCGCTAATCATTATTATTTCATGATTATGACTGACCAAATACTCAATGTAAGTGGGATAGACGCACCTCCTGACCCGCAAGATTCCCTTGGTTCTGGCTGGGAAATGTTCCTTTATTACATTTAATTATGACCTTGGGAAAAGAAATTGGAATTCAGCAGGTCAGCATAAAACATCAGTATCATGTCACAAATGCGTGCAGCCAAAACGATGCTGGACCTATCCTGCCAACCCCGCTTCGGGCGTGGTTTCTCTACAAGGAAGAAGTGCAGTGCGTGGCTGCTGTTCATCCAAGACCCAGGTGTCAAGAAGCATATTATGAGCAGGCGCAGGCATCCAGAGACGCTGGTGCTACGGCACTACACCGAGGTGGCCCGCCACCTGTGGGAACGTGTCAAGCAGCACAAACAGCTGTTTGAGCACTTCCAGGCTCGGGCCGACCACATCAACAACAGCTGGCTGTGTTTTTCGAAGCCGCCTCGGCTACCGAGGATGCGGACCCGCCCCGGGCCTGACAGCACGCAGATTGTGGAGTGGGACGGACCGCCCGACCCGAAGCGCCCAGCACGGATGATCTACGACAGGCACGGGCAGATCCTGAAGGTCTACGGGTACAAGATATAAGGAAAATTAATTAATAAAATATTACTGCCACTATTGTCGAGTGAAAAGTATTGACCAAGTTGGATTTAAAAACATAATTCTTAGTATATTAGACGATTTAAAAGATAATCCATATACTTATATATAAGACATTGCCCCAAGCAATCTTACAGAGAGCACAATGGACTCACAGCCAGAGAAAGTCAAGTATATAGACCTATTTTGTGGAATGGGGTCGTTCCATTATTCATTTCAGAAGTTGGGTTTCGAGTGCGTAATGGCTTCCGATATCTACGAACCAGCGAAAGCAAATTACAAAAACAATTACGATATAGATGTGATGGGGGATATCTGCGATATTAAACCAGCAGACATTGAACCGTATGATATTTTATGCGCAGGTTTCCCTTGTCAGCCATTTTCACAAGCAGGACAACACAAGGGTTTCGAAGATAGTAGAGGAACGATGTTCTCACAAGTGATGCGGTTTGTTAAGACAAATGTTCCCAAGGTGGTTGTATTGGAAAATGTCCAAGCTCTTCTGAATCATGACGACGGGAAAAGTTTTACTAAAATTAAGGTGGATTTGGAGAACGAAGGATACAAGGTAGTGTATAAAGTTCTTAAATGTAGTGATTACGGAATCCCGCAGATGAGGAAGCGGTTATTCATTGTTGGGTTCAAAGGTATCGAAGTCACCAACTTAGAGAATTTTTTCAAGTTGGATGGTTATGAGAAGTCGGTCTCACTGACTGAGTATCTTGGCCAGAACTTTGCGAAGGATGTAGCATATACATTGAGATGCGGAGGAAAACATTCGCCGATCAATGACAGACACAATTGGGATGGTTACTGGGTGGATAATAAGGAATATCGCTTGACGATAGAAGATGGGTTGAAACTCCAGGGGTTTGAAGGTTACAATTTTACCGGAAAACAGAATGAGAAATGGAAAATGATCGGAAACACCATTCCGACGATATTCACCGAAATTATCGGCAAACAAATAATAAAACATACATCATTTAACTCTAATGTGTAAAGCAAACTTATGTTTGGTATCACCCCCCTCGTTGTAACTGTATAACCATGGATAACATATGGTTATATCCTTGGATATCTTCCTGTTCATCCCCTTGTCCCTTAGCGATATAAACAGATTATCGTAAAGACTGGCGATGTATTCATTCCGTTCCTCTGCTAAAGAGCATTTAATGAAGGTAATTGCTGTTCTCTCACAGATCATAATAGCGTCTGCAGAACAATCACTATCCTTGGAGCCAGTACCGTCGAACAAGAAGTATGTTATAACTTGGAAAAGGGCTTCTTTAATATTGGTGTCATTTAATATTTCTAAATCGTTTACGTTCACATCCTCTTTCCCCCCAGTTGACCTTTTTGTCACGTATTCATCCATGATTTTATCAAGACTAGAGACAGTATGGGACAGACGGCCATCTTCACTGAATACATTTGCAGTTCTTGGTGTGTGATTTAAAATGGTGTACGGAGCTCCATTTTTAGATTTTATGGACGTCGGGTATTGCTGGCCTGTTTTTACCAGTTGAAAAATACAGTCTGCTTTCATATATGCCGAAGCTTTCGATATCTCATCGAGATCAGATATCTCTTTGCCTGTTCCTGGTTCGAACAGGAGGACACCTTCGGAGGCTTCGTCGCCAAATATATCGACCAATTGTTCGTATTTATTATTTTTATTTAAATCAAAAATTAACTTTTTTACTTTAATTTCGTCTTTTTCTCCTTTATTTTTACTCTTTACTTTTTTAACTGGCGTGCTTCTGGCTAGCACTTTACGGACCCAGGTTTGCAGGACAGTGGCTGCGAGGACAGGGGAACTCACCGTCATCATATTGCCCATCCCGGAGATGATTCCATCAAGGTCATCCTCCTCCGCCGTCGAAACCGAGCCGCCCTCGTCTTCGGTAAAAAGTGCAGCGATTTCACTCTTATCAGCCTTCTTGGGCTCGAAGAACTTGGTGGGACTCATTTTAAATATACTATATTAAATTATATCCCTATATCATTAAACGTGGTAAAAAATGAAAAAAACGGCTCGTGAAACGGTTTAAAACCCCCAGGCATACATATAATAAACAGAAAGATCCCCGTCATGTCTCACTACAAGAATATGTGCCACCGTATGGCGGGTTACTCCCCCGAGGAAAAGGCTGCCACACGAGCGGAGCTGATGTTTTCCTCTTACCTGTGTCTTATGTGGGACTACCAGTTGCACAGGCCTCCCCCTCCCTGTCAGGACAACGTTAGCTTCCTGTACGCTCACGTCCTGTTCCATAACCCCGACTCCGCCGTGAAGGCGAAGGCCGTGTGGTGCGTCATCAAAGGGGGGATCAAGGTCCATATGGTTCTAGATGTCGAAGGGGAAATAATGGACCCGACCTATGAGGTGAATTCGAGCAAAGAATCTTGCTACTACGATACGGTCAAAGAAATCAAGGAAAGCACAGGGCTGGAAATACCGAGTGAAGCGATGCAAGCCTTTATGACATGCTGCGAAGACGCATACACAATCAATAGCACTCCTCCGCAGTTGAAGCTGAAAACTGGTTCTTTGGTGGCCAGGCAGGCGAAGTACATCAAAAAGACTTTGAAGAGTACGCAAGCCTAGCGGCCCTCTGGAGGGACTTAATGACATCGATCTGTCGGCTGGGGAGATTGGGTTGGAAAGATAACATATTTAACGTCCGGGGCAGGCTCTATACCGACCGACCCGTGATGACGAGCGAGGACTATCACGCTCTCCTCGTCAATGTTACACACTGTCGGTTTCTTAAGACATACCAAACAAGCACTTTTTTTTAAAGTCAAACTGCTTGTTTGGTATGCATTAGAATAACTTTTATACCGTCAACCCCTTTAATAATTCTAATAAATAATAATCTTGCCTCTCATCAAATGCGCTTTGATGTTATCCCGTTTGCGGATCTCGATGCTCAGCTTTCGAAGTCCGCCAGGAAGACCAAGCGGGTGTCCAAGCCAGCCGAGGGCAGGGGGTACCGCTGGGCGGACGTCTACCCGGTGCCCCCTACGGCAAAGGCGTCCAAGTTCCAAGGCTGTATCCATTTGGTCTCGAAGGCCAAAACGCACTGCGAATACGTAATGGTGTACCGCACCTCCTACCTAAAGGGAAAGAAGCGCCGATCGCAACCCCGCACCTGGAATGCTAGGAAAAAGAAGTTCCAAGGCATTTGGGACTCCCAGTTCGATGGCTGGTGGGACGGGACGGGGATGGCTCGGCTCCGGATCGCCGCCAACGGGAGGATAACGGTCCTGTCGGACTCGGTCGCCGAGACCGGAGATCACCTAGAGGATTCGAGACTGGTGTCGTGGAACGGAAAGATGTTTATTCAGTACAGCGACCTGTTCAGCGTATGGGAGACATATGACGTTCCAGAGTCCACTGTGAACCCGAGGTTCAAGGAGAGGTGCGTGTGGGGAGGGAAGGGAAATTGCTTTTCGATCGGCATGGTTCCTGTGAAACTCACGAAGAAGGGCGGGTTCAAGCACTCGGGCCCTGCGAAACTGGTGTGTCAGGACAAGACCACGCCTACTGAGAAGAATTGGGCGTTCATTGAGGGACCCAAGCAGAAGGAGATGGTTTTCCAGTATTCCTTCGCACCTCTCAAGTTTCTGGCGTCCACGCCGGGACCGAACGGTCCGGTGTCGTGTGGGGAGATATATCCCAAGAAAAGCACCTTTTTCGCACGGCTACATAAGTACTACGGCTCCGACGTCATTCCACATCAGTCCGTTTCTGGGATCGCATGTACGACACCTCTCGTTCCGTTCGACAAGAACTACTATATAGGGGCGGGGCACATTAAGGTTTCCTACAAGTACCTCAAGCCTAAGAGTCGCAAGCCGATTCACAAGTTCATCCGTGAAGTGCAAGCCCGACTGGGTATGGAGGGCGTTCACCCGAACGACTGGTCGAAGCAATCCAAGGACATTCATCCGGGCTATGTGTACACTATGTTTTTCTACACCATCCACAGGAGAACATACGAGTTGGGAAAAATTAGTGACGCCTTTACCCCCCAAAGCAAAGATCTGGGTTATTTCAACACCATCGTTTTCCCGATGTCTATGCAGCCTTTTGTCGGTCAGAAATACGCAATTTCGATGGGGATTGCAGACACAGACACGGCTATTCTCACGGCGAGTAAGCGGGAACTGAGAAAACTTATGATTCACAGCAATACCAGCGCTCCGAGTAATTTCAATTTCTACCTTCGAGACTAATTGCCCGAAACCTTCTGGGCTATAATCTTTGGGAATCACAACAATGTTTATTGTTTTGATTCTTTCGGATTGTTATAAGAATTATCTATTTTTCTACGCAGTTTTTCTCCTGCCACTGCTTCAGCCTGACGACGACTGCGTCTTCTGAATCGAACTGCGTCTTCTGTGTCCCGCCGCTGGTTTCCACGACGGGCTCGTAGTGTTTGTCCCCGACGTTAACTACAATTATATATTTCCTATTGGGCTTGTTGATGAGCGCCGTGCATATTGGTTCCTGTATACTGAGTCGAATTATTACTAAGTTTACATTTTCCCGTTCGGCCGCCAGCTTCCAGAGAATGTCTCCTACATATTTCTCGGTGTTGCTCAGGTACTTTTTCCAGGCCTTCGACTTCTGCTTGTCCGTCGCATCGTCATCTATACCTGGTTCGAAAGCGACAATAACTTTACCTATATCATTTGCCACGAAGGACTTTGAGGCATCGTCGGCGTATTCTTGGCGATACTTGCGGCCGTGCTTGACCTGCTTGGATTCGCTCCTCGTCCTGTACTTGGGGTCGGTAAGGTACTTGACCGAGTGGAAAAAACACGTTCCGTCTGCAGGGACGCCGACCCGCACGAACGACCCCGGTGGGAAAAGCGAACGGAGAACACCCCCCCCGACCCCCGCCGTTTCACCCACACTCAGGATATTGGCACCGGAGGAGGGCGAGTCCGACACTTCGAGATCGTCAAAATCGGCGAGGGCGGAAGGCTTCTTTGGTGGTGACTTTGGTGGTGACTTTGGTGGTGACTTCTTTGGGGGCGACTTTGGTGGTGACTTCTTTGGGGGCGACTTCTTTGGGGGCGACGGCGAGTCTGACACTTCTAGATCGTCAAAATCGGCGAGGGCGGAAGGCTTCTTGGGTGGTGACTTGGGCGGCGACTTGGGGGGGGACTTCTTTGGTGGCGACTTGGGCGGGGAGGTCTCCCTCGCTTGACTGAGTGTTTTATCGAGTTCGGCTTTTTTCCTGGGGTTCTTCTGGTAATGGGTGACCGCTTTCTTGACTTCTGCAGCCAGTGTCTTCCCAACGATGTCTTTACAGAAGTCCTGTATCGTGGACACTGAGTTCTTGGGTCCGAGTAGGAGGAAGCCCTCCTGTGGTCTCTTCTTTACTAGAAAATAGGCAATAGAGGTGACTCGACGTTTCTTGTCGTCTTCGATGTAATCGAGGTGCCGCTCGACTGTGGAGATAACTGCCCGCTGCCAAGAATCCAAAGGGAAGTCGCACTTCGCTGTCGCCTTGTTGGCGGGATATCGGGCGACCGACAAAAACTCGAGACTTTCGAATCTTCGGGAAATCGTCTCCAATAACTCATCGGCTTTATCCTGGTGCTTCCTGGTTATCGTGTCGAAGGGTTCGTCCTTTAGGGCATCGATACCCACGCTGCGAAAACCAAGGCGCTGAGATATGATATGCACGATCCTCCTTACGAGTGCCCAACGGGGTGTTCCGCTAGGTTTCTTTTTCCCCAGTGTAACAAGGACATTGAGAACCTCTATGAGGGTGTTGTGGACAGTAATTATGATTTTATCGGGCAATTGGTTTCCAGTTCCCTGGAATACTCTATCCAAGAGGGGCTCGAGACGCTTGACGAGTTCGGCGTAGCGAATAGCTTCTTGGTCGGCTTCCCTGTTATCTACAAAGTCTTGAGCCTGCCTGTTGACTCGATTGTTGATTTCATTAAGTGCGTCCGTGACACGGCGGGCAGCCGCATTTTTTACATCGAAGTTAGTGTAGTACACTCCGTTATCTAAGCCCCCTAAGTTTTGGTTAGGGTTCCACTGACTCACAAAGGTTTGTGACTGCCAGCTGGTGCCACATTTTCGGCAGGTCCACTCGTCGGCGGGTTTATTGTAGTCAAAGTCGTCTTCCGTTCCGGGGCATGGGTTCGGCTGGCGGTTACTGTTAGGACAGACCAGGACCGAAGGCTTGCTGCTGGTAGCCGCTATATTGATGAAACGCTCTTTCGTCCAGGCTTCGTCCATTTCGTCGTGTGTAGCGTCGCTGCGGTTAGTCCACTTCTTATAATTTGGGTAGAACCAAAGTTTTTTAATACACTCGTATATCTTTTCTCTACCGATATATTCGGGTGTCTTATCTGTCGGCCATGCTAGTTTCTCAACCACCGTCTTGAACATCGCTCTCTCGCTTGCATCCTTGGCCTCTGTCATCGCCACTTTATCAGTGAGTATTATTTTATTTTTTAAGGAATAAATAAAATAATACTCACTGATAAAGATGCCTGCTGATAACGACATAGAGGGGATCAGCCTACAATTTGACCATCTGTGCTCCGCAGATGATTTTACGCCCGAAAATGGTTTCGATCTGTTTAGCTTCATATTCGGGGCTCTGTGGTCGTGGAAACCGAACAAAAACATTAAGAAAGTTGAGGAAATCCTCCATGCCGTGAAGAAAGATAATAGCAGAGATTTCCACGACAGTGGCATCCAGAGTATCAAGGCTAGAACCCAATTGCTCTGCGGTAAGAATACCCTAAGGGAGTTTGTGACTCTCATCATCAGGTTGAAAAGGCCAGAGAGTTCTGTCCGAGAACACCTGTTACGTAGGCAGAAAGCGAAGGGACAGCACCACCCAGCGGAGATAGACACGGTAGATACACGGTTGGGCAAGAAAGTGTTAGTGGCCCAGGAAAATCTACACAAATTCTGGCAGCGGTGGTTCTCCCTATTTGAATCTGCAGACATTTACAGGGACTTTGAGAAAAAAATTCTCAGTGACCCTGATAATCCCAGCCAAGTACAGGGGGCACGGGATTCGGCAGCCCGCATGGACGGTATTTTGAGTTCGTATGGTATTGACAAGAAGCAGAGGCATTTGGCGCACTTTAGGAATATTTACTTTACAACCCAGCGTATTTTTTGTTACAACAGGACCCTTTTCTTTGACTGTGATACAGGTAGGGCCAAGTTATACAGTCCCATGTCTTCGTGCCCCTTCCGAAAGAACCAGCACGAGAAAATTGAAGAACTCCAAGCATTTTACGGGACAGACAATTTCAATGCAATCAAGACTGATAGTAAGAGTATGAAGGAGACCAGCTCAGACAGGGAGAAATCCGAGAAGAAGGGTAGAGAAGACGAGAAAAAAGAACTTATGAAAAAGAGGAAGGAGGCTATTGATTTCTTTCAGAATACCAGCGTGCATCCGAATAGCGGCGGGAGCGTGAGCGCGAGCGCGAGCGGATTCGGCGCAGTTCGCAAAACCGCCTTGAAGCGTCTCGGTCGCAGGGGCGTTCGTTTCGTAGATGGCTCCTTCGTTAACCGCTTCGGTCAGCCGATCACTGCAAACCTGGCGTATCGCCACTACTCTATTTAAACTGTTTATTCATCCAAATGATGTTTTTGTCCTTGCTGTTGGGATACATACTGGACACCAAGTAAGTGTCTAGCAAGCCGCACGAACCACGTGGACTAAACATGCTACGAGTCTTCTGGATTCTGTTGTGGTTGATGACAGCCTGGTTTTTCCTGCTGACAAGTTTGCTCACCCTACCCCTTTTGCTGATCTTATGTTTAAGTTCCACGAGAGGCGTCATAACTCCCATGCAAGTGAACAAGCCGCTTGGCGTGACCTCGCTGACCTCTGTGTCGGCCGCACTGAATGATTCAGCAGTGCGATATAGATCCGTTACGAGACTCGGGTAGTTCTCAAATAGATAAAACTTTAGATTGTAGCGGTCGGTTTCGAGATGGTGGCATATGTCTTGGACATTCGCACCTCGTTTGTAGTCGGCCTGTGCTCTCATCAATCGAGTCACTATATCTTCCGTGGGGTCTCTCGTTAACATATGTTCCTTGGAGGAGATATGCAAACTTTTAAGAATGCCCCGGATGTCGCATCTGTTTTCCTGTATAAGTTTCCGTGCGACCGCATCGGTGCAAGCCTTCTCGTAGGTCACTAGGGGCAGGAGAATTTGTTCCGTGGGTCTCATCAGTTGAACGCAGGTCTTGAAGTTCGTTTTCCAAGATCTGTAGCTCTGTATATTTACTGTAGCAATCAACAAGACGGCCCGTGGTTTTTTAAAGAATTGTTTAGACAAGCCAAGCGTTTCTATGTCGTCACACAGCAATACTATCTTCTTTGTCGGGTCTATCTTACGGCTGAAGAAGTCGTGAACGTTGTAGGGGGATTCTACGCCCTTTCTGATGTTTTCCAGTTTGGCCGCAGATATTTCCCCAGAGACGAAAAAAACGTTGTCGGCGAACGTCCTTATCAGGAGCTCAAGAAGACACGTCTTGCCCGAGGAAGATTCTCCGTACAGTAGTATATCATCCGCAGACTCTGCAAATATAGCTTTCGTTACGACATCGATAACATTGGTGTTCTCAAGGAATTCGCACAGCTTCGAAGGTCGCAGGGCCATATTTATTAAGTTTGTATTTACGCTTTAAATATATTGGAAATATCAAATGGACGCAGGACCTCCTCCAGAAAACACGAACGAACCCCACATAAAGGGACTCATCGTTCCAATCGTCAAAACCGTTATAAAGGAGTACTACTCAATTTGGGCCATCCCGCTAGGTGTCGTCATTATATTCCTTATTTTCCACTGTCTAGAACTGTATACCCTACTTCGAATCCTTCGGTGCAAAGCAGTCAATTAATTTGTTGGTATTTAGCCAAGGTAATATGTTCTCCGATAAAGTACACAGGAAATACAGACACGACGGGATACGTTCGGACTGGATATTCGTAAGCGTGGCGAGCTACAGAGACTCTCGGTGCTCCGACACTTTGGTCGACCTGTTTGCCAAGGCCCGAAACCCGCACCGAATCATGGTCGGCGTGTGCCAGCAGAACGCCCCCGGCGATCCCGACGTAATGACCGAGGAACTCAAGGCCGTGGCCAAGAACATCAAAGTCCTGCGGATCCCCCACCACGAAGCCCGTGGTCCCACTTGGGCTCGCTGGCTCTGCAGTCACATGTGGAATGGTGAAACCTTCTTCCTACAGATCGATGCACACACCAAGTTCCAAAAGAACTGGGATTCCGACACTAAGGACATGTTCAACCTCCTGGGCACGCACCGGGCTGTGATCACTCACTACCCGCCGAGCGACACCGCCTCGGGCGATATCAGGGGGAAGACGGTTATCATACCCACGGCGGAGGTTAACGACAAGCGCGAACTCATCGCCACCGGCAAGGAAGTGCCCGCCACGACCTACCCCACGAAGGGCAAGTTTGTGGGGGCCTGTTTCCTGTTTGCGAGGTACAACTTCCTCTTCGAGATACCATTTGACCCCTACCTCCCCTACCTCTTCCAGGGGGAGGAGCCGCTTCTGGCCATGCGCCTATTCACCAGGGGCTGGGGGATCTACCATCCCACGCACAGCGTATGTACGCACTACTACGTCCGGGCCGAAGACCCCAAGTTCTGGGACGACCACCAGGCCCAGTTCGACCGCTGGAACCCAGTTGCACGGCACAGGGCCGAGTTCCTAATGGGGCTACGCAAGCCCGAGAAGGGCGTAATGGCCCTGGTTTACCGCAATGCGAATGTGTACGGCGCCGGGAGCGTCCGCAGCCTCGCCGAGTGGCACGCCCAACTCGGGGTCGATTGGAAAGGGCATTTTACGGATTGAAACTGTTTATTAATATTACACTCAATTTGAAAATTGTTATCGTCGAGCACCTTAGAGACATTCCAAGTTTCTATGTATATTCACATAATGACCCGCCTCCTCGATTTACCGGCAGACCTGCTGGTCAGTGTAGCCAACCACCTTCCCAATAAGTGCGCCCTCAGGTTCGAGTGTTCCTACGACCTCGTGAACATTTTGCGTGGCCCCGGTCGCACGCTCTGCGAAGCTGTCGATTACTGCGACGCTAAGTACAACGTCTATCAAGATGGATATAGTGTAAAAAAAAGCGATCGTATCAATCGTTTCAATCCTCTCTGGGGCCAAGTAACCAGCCGCTACAGTATCACAGCACTCGTTATTGAGTATGACTATATGAGGACCGATGACGATTTTGACGCCATAGCCAAACTGCCTCTGAAATCGCTTAGATACTCGAGTCAAAATGATACTGATAACGCCATGGAAATCAGAGGGTTAGCGAAACTACCCCAAACACTGGAAGACGCTGTTCTGTATCTCCAGGATGATCGTGTCATGAGAGATGTAATTCCGTCTTTGCGCAACATCCGGAAACTCAAGATAGGTTTCCTCGGGGACTTGCAATGCCTATCGATGTGCGACAAGTTGGAGGAGTTGAAGATCGATGACTCTATCGATCAACACCAGTTTAACGAACTAGCGTCGTGCCCCCAACTGAAGGTTCTTAGAGTGCAAGGGCTCTATCTTTACGAATCAGTCCACCTGCACAACCACCCCCTCCTGCGGCGCCTCGAAATTAATTATTGGACGGCGCCCGCCCTGTCGGTCGACGACATTCGCCGTATCTTACAAGGTATTCCCACTTTGCTTATCCTGCATATTCGGGTAGAAGACCCCAGCGTTTACGCCGAATTGGCCGATTGCCCGAAACTGGTCGTGGGGGGACTTCCCACCTAGCCGATTGTGCTGTGTTAATAATTTAATAAAAAAGTTAATTTGTTTAATGAAATTAATCATCGCATGACTGACTGGTCGAATGTCTCTTCCTTTCCGCACTAATTGCGGTTATTTTGTGTCTAGGCAGAAGAGGCACGAGGATCTTTAGACTACTGCCCTGTTTGATATGTAGGGCAATAATATCCTTCTCCTGTGCTGTCCACGGCCGGAGATGGTTCAAGTATCGGGACTTGACTTGATTCGGTGTGCGTCCCGGAAGTATCCTCGAAACTACGTCCCAGTTGGCGTCGACGTCACCCTCGCAGGTCATCAGGGCCTTGACGTCCTCCTCCTTCGACCACTTCGAAAAGCTTCGCACTTTTTCGGGCTTAAACGACTGTCGCTGCGGCTGCATGTAGTCCAGGAACCGACTCGTGATCGCCTCCTCGCTGCGACCAGGGAGGACCCGCATGGCGATGTCCCAGTCTGTTGGTCCCGGCCAGTTGCATAGACCCCACACGGTTCGGTCTTCTTCCCGTGTCCACGGTCGGTCTTCGCACTTCAGGTTGCGAAGAGATGCCATGGTGTCTGGACTGTAATAACTTGAGCACTCACTTTCACCGATTATAAGCCTGCCTGAAAATACATCTTTCATGTTACCAAGGAACTTACCTGGGTGTGGAAGCAGACTTTAATAAATCGCCAAACACAATTAAATATAAAAAACGTTTAATACTAATGTCCTACTCGAACCTTCCCTACGTCGTTCGGGTTCGGGTGGTGTATGGCTGCGACCAGCGGAAGACCCTTGAGTTCCCTCCGTGGCGGGGCATAGAGAACGAGATCGACAGCAAGGGGAACGTGGACCTGTTCAGCGATATGCTCACCAAGCTCATACCTTTGGCCTGGGGGGACGAGGACTGCGAGCTCTACGCCGCTCGCCTGGTGAAGATTCCATGTGTAAAGGAAGAGTACATCGGATCCCTGCTAGAAGAGTTTGCCTGTGACAGTTATACAGAGTACTGTGCCGAAACGAAAACTCCGTCCCCCAAGCGGGGTGCCGAGCTTGTGTTCTTTATGGACACAATCAACGCCGAGGTGGACAACCTACTGAGTCCCATTCCTAAGAGGAGAACTCGTTACTGACTCTTCTGTATCATTGGGCGTTCATCTTAGGAATTTAGAATGTGGTAATGTAGTATGCCTCCACCAAGTCGGGAACCAACGAGCAAGCAAAAAAAGGCCGAGAAAGGCACTGACATCCCTGCGTGGCATATATTCCTCGTGACGGTCACTATTTTAGCAGTGATTTATTCTTTATCCGTTTGGGCGTTTCGTCGCTTTCCCTATGTCTTGCCCTTTTCGTGTCTATCGATTCTGTTATCCGCATACACCATTAATCTAAAACCTCGAACACGGTCATTTCTACGGGATTTCCTTACAGGCTTGAAACTTTACAGATGGTTTCCGTGTAACACTCTTAAAATTAAGAAACAGAGCCTGATATCGGTACATCCGCACGGGGTGCAGTGCTGGGGTGCAATAGCCGGCATTCATCTGGTAGATGGTTCAGAAACCATTTCGTGTGTTGCACCAATTATGTATTTCGTGCCGTTTGTTGGCCAGTGCCTCAATCTACTTGGGTGTATTCCGGCAACTCGAGCCAGTATGGGCGCAGCGCTTCGTGATGGATATTCTCTAATCAATGTTTCTGGAGGGGTCCCAGAAGTGGTTTTAACTGAAATGAATTCAGACACTGAATTTTATCCACGTTTTGGTTTCCTGAATTTAGCAGAAAAATTCAATGTGCGAGTACTCACAGTCTTCAGTGAGGGTGAAACGGCGACCTTCAATGTATTGCGATTGCCGTGGTTACGGGAGAGAGTCAAATTATCTCGGTATTTTAACTTTCCCATTATGCTTCCATTTATGTCTGGATATTATGGTCTGTGGATTCCCAAGCGTGTAAAAATCAGACTGCGATCGCACTGTCACTCTAGCGTTCCAACAAAGGAACAGTATACACGGAAACTAAACATGTTAGTCAGAAAATGTTCCAGGAGACGAATTAAAGCGGAGCGGCATTAATTTAAGTAAAATGATGCTGATCTTTATTCTGTTCGGCAGTGCCTCTGGGCTGGTGTTTCCGTCGGCTCCGCTGGGCTACAGTCCTGAGCCCGACGGGACCGGCCTGACGCACCTGGAGCTCGCCCAGGCTTCCCAGACTTTAGCAGTTTGGACAAACGCCATCGATTCAAATCGTGACGTCTTTCCACAATGCTCTGCGGATGCGTGCGTTCAGGGCATACATCTCATCCGGAAACGTGAAACTCTGATTCCGCCGTTTAACACACTTATTTCTTTTACGTATGGTCACAAGTTCGCAACGCAGACCGTACATTCGCATATTCTGCTGTGCGTTCTAGACCCAGTTCAGAATGTAGTCAGCCTTATGGGAATCGTAGAAAACCCTGCAAATATATCATACAACAAACTGGTTTATCCCGACGTATGCGATCTCAAAGAATACTCGGAAAGGGCGAACTGCAAGTTACGCTTAGATCCCTTGTCGAAGTGGGGCAGCGGGGTGTTCTACTACGCCCTAAGCAGGCAGTCCCCGTTTAACTAACATCGTTCAGTCGAAACCCGCAACGACGTCCGCAACGGTGACCGTCCCGCTGGTGTCGGCATCCACCTGCGTCAGTTCGCTGGCAGTCATTACATTGCTACCAGCGATGTGATCCAGGATGAAAAGAGGGTGAGAGACATCCACCGTCTGCTCCGAGACGAACCGGAAGTTCTTCAGAAGGAAGCCGAGCTCTCCGTTCGCAGCCATCTGAGATGTATCCGAGAATTTCATCGATACGGACAATTGTACTTCTTCGCCTTTATATGCGGACATATCCAATGTGGGTTGAGACCACCCATTTATATCTACCGGAAAACTTTCGACCGACACCGTGGACCAAAGCGGGAGGTTCTGTCCTGGGCGAGTAGGACCACCGTAATCGTTAATCACTGAGACAGGCATGGCGTTGGACACGACGGCAAGTTCCGTACCGCCGTGTGCCATATCTCTGACGTAAAGACCTGGGGCAGACACAGCGGTATCTGATCCAAAAGCGATGCGGATCACCACGGTCTGGCCCAGGTAACTTCCGAGATTACATGTCAGGTCTTCCCAGTCGGTGCTCGCCTTCCCGTAGCAAGGCTGTAGAGAGGAGTCTACGGGCAAGCCTTCGGACGAAAATCGGCGGCATTGTAATAAATTATATAAATTTTTTTATAAAAACTAATTTATGTAATATACATTCCCCGTGAATAATTATTCCCATTGAGCGAGTAAATCCCTCGATATAGTCGTGTACAGCGACTTGTAGCACTCCCTTGGTTTCAATAGTAGCCCGTCCTGACGCATCCAGCCCACCATACGCAGCGTTTCGAAGATTTTCGTGAGTTCCTCCATGAGTTCGTGCCGAAACCATGAGTATCTCAGTGGGAACAGTGTATTCGCTAGCGAGTGGCGTCTCCCTGCCGCCTGAACCAGCAGCCCCTCTAGCGTAAAGCCTTCCACGCACTTCTGGAAGAGGAAGTGCGCACACTCCTGCGTCTCGCCCAGACGGTCTTGGTCCCAAATATGTTCCCAATGATCTGTTCTCTCCGAGTCCAGTATGCGTTCGGCTGTGACCCATGTCTCCAACGCTATATCCATTACGTGCTGGCGAAGCTTGAGGGTATCGGTTCGCACCTCTTCGTAAGGACAATCCAAGAACCCCCGTATATACATTCCCACATCCCTCGGAACTACACTTTCCAAAACGTACCCGTTATATATATTGTATGCCATTATACTAAATAAAAACAAAATAAAATATTGTTACTACTTAATCTTCGATGGACTCTACATACGAGATGCCCCCCCAATTCGTAATGCGCTACCACACAGCGATGCGCAATGTAGGTCTGTATACCTCCATCTCCCTGGCTCTCCTGGGTTCTTCTCGGTTTTACCGGGGCAAGGGCAATATCATTTACAACCTCCTGTTCCTGTTCCTCAGTGCCGCCTTTCAGGGTCTCGCCATCTCTCTCCTGTGGAACTTCTCGCAGAGCATAGAATACCAGAAACAGAGCAGGCCCGTGGAGCAGCAGAAATTCGTCGATCAGTGGATGGCCGTCTCTTATTATATGAACTACATCCTGTGTACCATATTCCTGGCCACGGGATACACTGCCCTCAGACAGATGACAAGCGGTTTAAAGCGCAAGCGTTAAGACTTTGCAATGTTCAGTCCCGAAGGATGGCAACAATAGGGTGGTTCGACGCCCTGTTACTATACATACAAGAGCCACTTCATTAATACGGTTGAATATATATTTCTATACCTTTGGTCCCAAAACTGTCCTTAGTTGTTCATTTGTCAGGTGTCCGCTGTGCATCTGCCACAACTCGTAGGTTTTGAAACGTTCGTGTCCACGCTTCCTGGTATGATGTGATATTATATACTAATCCGTTTGCTTTGCACCACATTGTTAGTTTCTCCGACATGTCGGGATGTCGGAACTGAGGAGTTGTTGGAAACAAATGGTGAACCGTTTGACAGTTTAAAAACCCCATATAATAATTGATGAAGTGGTTTTTGGGGTTGATATCAATAGTGTGATCCAGTGCAGATCTGACCCAATCGCTATTGTCCTCGCACAAAGGAGTGTGAGAGTGACTGAGAGCGAAGTTGCTGAATAGATGGAGTGATGTAAGAGATCTAGATGACCATAGCGTTATGTAGGTATACAGAAACGGTTTGTCCGCATAGATTGATAACGTGTAAGGGAGTAGACTATGAGAGAGAATCATGCACTTACCATCTAAACCAAGGTTCCCTCGTCGAAATATAAATCTCCAGTGGGAGAAGTAAACCCAGAAGTTCTGTATGAAAAAAGGGCATACAAGTGTTAGGAAAGTGTAGTATTGGTATTTAATGAGTTTTGAAAACCTGTTTGGAATAAGTTTGGCGTTGAAGCATACCAAAGGTAGCGTTTTAAGATCAACATCTTCGTTTTCAACCTGCGTTGATGCGTGGTGTCTGTTGTGACCAACATTCCATGAATCCGAACTGGATCCCAACCCCAACCCCATCACTATGGGCTGTATAATTGAATCATATTTTTTACCCAGGAATGATCTATGACCACATTCGTGTTGAACCCACCCGCACCTCGACCCAAACCAACCGAAAGATGCAACACTAAGCCCCCAATAATTGTTTTTGAGTAAGAAAGAGCCCATACCAAACAACAATACCAATTCGGAGAGCCTTTTCAGAGCGTGTATCTTGTCATGTTCGTAGAAACCATTTGCGAGTAAATAATTTCGAAACTCGACGAACTTTGCACTTGCGTCGTGTTCTTTGTTGCCACGTGATATGACAGGCAAGCTTCTCAAATATTTGTTAGCCTTCTCTTGTTCAGAATGGAACTCAAGAAAAGGTAGAGTAGCATCCTTATTCAACCAATACTTTAGAATTGTTTCCCCACCTGGGTGTTTTTTCATCAATGACGAGACATCGTACCGAGTGTCAAACACTTGTATTGATTGTGATGGCATTACTATCGTATATATATATTAATTCAAAGTACAAACCACAAGAGCCTGGAAAATTTACACTCTTTAAACCCATTAAAGCATGCCTATGCAATGGCATATATGATATAATATGCTCTGTTGCGATCATGAATTTTCCTGCTTGTCGAGTGGCAAAGCTTCATATCAATGTATTTGATGTGCAGCTTGAACCACTTACGAAGCGTATACTAGCCTATTGGATCTTGACGTACAGCTTTCCACGATTATTGGCGGGGGTTTACAAGAATACGTTCCTAGACCTGAGTGCATCTTTCACCTACTTTGTCGAGGGATCAGTGTATCATGCGGAATACAGCACTTACAGGACAGCAAACGATAAATCCTTGTATGTGGCGTATATGTGTTATGTCCTCGGTGTATTAACATTGTTCCGGGACTTTAAAGCGGTTTAAAGCGCAAGCGTTAAGGCTTTGCAATGCAAGGGAGATGAGTATTTCGCTGATAATTGACAATAGGGAGAAAATCAAGGAGGCCGCCTTGGGGCTGGAGAACAGTTCGGTGGCCGCTTTGGAACTGGGCGACTATGTCTTCCGCAATGGCAGCGAAGACGTGCTCGTAGTGGAGCGCAAGACGCTGGCGGACTTCGCAGCCTCCATCACCGACGGGCGGCACAGGGAGCAGAAGTCTCGTCTCCTTGGCGTTTACCCCAGTAGTTTGGTGGTGTACATCGTGGAGGGCGATCTCATGAACACTGCGAAGGCCCTATCCTACAGTCGGGTCGGTCCGGATGTCCTGGTGTCCGCCATGCTCAACACAATGATGCGTGATGGAATCCACGTTATTCGCACGGCGGGTCCTGAAGAGACGGTATACATACTGAGCTGCCTCCGGAAGAAGCTGGAGAAGGGTCACTCAGGCAAGAGCACGCACTCTCAGGACTTGGTGGCGGCGTCGGTGCGGTCGTGCAAGAGTGCCAACATGACGCCCGAAATCGCCTTCCAGATGATGCTGGCGTGCGTGCCGAGCGTTTCTGTGACAACCGCAGAGAGGATTAGCCTCAGCTACCCGACGATGTGCGAGTTTGTGGACGCTGTGAGGGCGGCGGACGCCCCCGTCGGCTTCATCCAAAATCTCAAGGCGGGCAAGGCGGGTTCACGGAAAATATCGAAGAAGGCGGTGGAAAATATATTATTGTTTTTGGGAGTAAAGTGTATTAATAAATAATTTAATTGAGCACGCACCCCAAGTGATCCACTATGGGATGGTCCCGGAACGACCCCTTGATCTCATCCACGCCGAGCCGCTTCCAGTCGGGGCAGTCGTTCGCCAGTTCCTTCAGAACTGTCTCGGCCTTGTTCGGGAATAGCCATCCCCGCTTGGCCACCTTCCACTCCAGACCGTGGGACCGGAGATACTTTTTCATCCGGGGGTTGTTCGAGAAGACGATATACGTTGCGGCCCCCTTCCCCCAGTCTGTGTAAATGACAAACAGCTTTTCCTTCGACACTGGAGCCGGCACATACTTCTTCCTGGGCCGGATCGACTGGCAGTGACTGGCGGAAGTCATTAGTGGTGAGTACTGAGTCTCCCCTAGCAGCCCTAAGGGGGTGCACAAGTGCAATCTTCCAAAAAAACGGTTTAAAGTTCGAGACCATTATAGAGTATCCAAAAAACCCCCCCCAATACCCAATTTGACCAACCCATCGCTCTAAAATCACATTTTATCACTATGGCTCCTATCAAATCCACCAATTTCAACACTAACAACATTACCACCAAGGATGTGGCGACCCGGTCGAGCGGAATGAAGGCCGTCCCGGTGCGCTACGAGGGCAACGTTCTCCAGGTGCAGACGCCCAAGATGTCGCAGATTTTCGATCTCGGCGAGCCCCCGCAGTCGACTGGGGACGGCATCCCCAACTACAATCTCAACTTGTCCTTCCGGGGCAAGGAGGACGATCCCAAGCTCGAGGCCTTCTGCTCTATGATGGCGGCGCTCGACGAGTTTAACCTGAAGTATGCGACGGAGCACTCGAAGGAGCTGTTCGGCAAGGTCACCAAGCGTGAGATTATTGAGGAGTTCCACAAGCCCATCGTCAAGTATTCCACGAAGCTCACCAAGGAGGGCGGGCAGTATCCCCCTACGATGAAGGTCAAGCTGCGGTTCCGCGATAACCGTCCGGACTTCGAGGTCTACGACAAGGACAAGAAGGAGGTCGCCGTTGTTACCGAAGGCGGTGAGGTGAGCCTTGAGATGTTCCAGCAGGGCACGAAGATGATCAACCTCCTCGAGTATGGCGGGATCTGGATTGTCGGCAAGAGTTTCGGCGCAACCTGGAAGGTTGTTCAGTCCAGGATTTACAGCGAGGATACCTTCAAGGGCTGCGCCATCGTGGACTCCGATGACTCCGACGACGAAGATTCTGGGTCTGCGGTGTCGCCTGAGGTCGCTGTCACTGACGCTGTCTCGCAGCTAATCATCGACGACTCCGATACTGTTGTCGATACGGAGGACACCGAGACTGCAGATGCCTTCTAGAAAAACGTTTAATGCACAAAAAAATAAAAAAAACAATTAACATAGACAAAGAATGTCCGAAAGAAATGAACTATCTACCATGATGGAATTCGACCGGGTCTTGGCCTTGGTGCAGGAACTCGATGACCAGGCGATGATGTATGCCCAGCAGATGTCTGAGCCTCAGTTCGCCCGTGTTAATCCAGTACCTAAGGTTCTGCTGAATGCACTGCCCTCGCACGTCGTACTGAGCAAAAATACTGCGGCCGATCTTAGCGGCACGACCTGTAGTATATGTATCGATGGGTACAGGCCCAGGCAGCACTACCTTACTATGGATTGTGGTCATAGTTTCCATAAGATTTGCGTACACCGTTGGTTCACCAAGTACAATCGCACGTGTCCGGTGTGTCGAAAAGATCCTTTTCAATCCTGAATTGGTAAAACATGAAGTTAAGCTTTCCCGAAGGTTTAACTTCTTTTTTTACGTCCTAGGGTAATTCCCAGTTGGGAGTGAGTTCGATCAGTTGTCCAGATAGTCTCCGCGTGTCCGTGTCGGTCAGTTTGACGTACTGCGAATCGCTCTTGTCCGTGTAGGGGTCTTCGGTCACATATCTCCCCGAACGAATGTTGTACCCGAGGTGGCCCACTTTGGAGTCGAGGGCTTCGAACAGGTTCCCCCAGGTGAATACGCTACAATCGACGTATTCTGCGCTGTCAACGATCGTATAAAACATAGTCATAGTGCTGGATATATATTTGAAGATTCAATGTCCTAAATGGGTTCTAAGTACTCTTTGAGGCAGTGTTTGAGAACCGCATTGGTGTCACGACTTGAGTGGAATTTTTTTGGGTTGTTGGTGTAAGCCGTTATTATGCCTTCGCATACGTAGTTTTTCTTCGAAATTGCCACGGAGTGACCGAGCAGTTTGGCAGAGGCTTCCCGTGCCTGTGTTATAGCCTCCTTGGGCTCGAGCCCCGAGGATTTACGTAGCATTTCCACCATTCGTATGTTCGCCTGGCAGGTCCGGATGTCCTTGCAGGTGAAGTCGTTCCCGAAGGTTTTCTTGACGTAGGCGTTAAGGGTGCTTGCAGACTCGGTAAAAAGCTTGTCCGTATTTTTCCCCGGCTTCGAAAGCAGGGACTTCAAGAATTCTCGGGATCGGCGGTCCTTAACGTGAATGCAGTGCCGAATGCCGCTTTTCCCGACGAATTTCAGGTGGACCCCCGAACCCTTGCGAACAGCATTGCCCCTGAGCAGGCTCATCATACCACGGTGGTCATCGTCGCCTGAACCCCCGCCTGTGCGTATACACGTGTTTATCATCAAGTAAATGATACCACTCAGTTGGGTCTTGTTGGGCTTGAACGCCTTCAGTTTCACGCAGAACCTGAGGATGCGCTTGAACTTTACCAAGTCCCTAAGGAGAACCCACAGTGGGTGATACATGTATTGAATCTTACCAGAAGGGGCTACGCACGTGCACTGCACGGCATCGTACGGGCTCTGGCTTTTCTCCTTGATTTTCCAATTGGGAGGAACGTTCATTGTATGGAGAAAATATATATATTTTCAAAACAGAATCCATAAAGACTAACACGCTTGGGGTTTTCACAAGGACTTATGCTTGACACGCAAGAGAATTTCTAAGATAACCTGCATAAGTTTCATCATCAGCTGCATCATCATCAGATTCATATTGTTAGAGCCCAGCTGGGGGTACGGCGAGTCCCAGGTGAACATCTTTCTGCTGCTTCGCATGCTCAAGGTCGTCACCAACGTGGAGACCGCCCCCACCTACGTGCCCCCGGGCGGCGGGTCCCCCATCAAGGTTATCCAAGGAGCCGATTCGACCACCATCCAGTACGACGGCGTCGCCCCGATGACCATCAACGGCTTCGAGCTGCACCTGTCCCCCGACGCCTCGGACGCCTTCGCCCCGGGTACGCAAGTAAGCACCATCATGGGCGGTGCCGATGGTTGGTTCGCCGCCGCCGGCCCCAACGGTGTCGCCCCTGGCGACAACATCCTAGTCATTCCGGGCGCACGGGCGGTATCCTTCGTGGACACCTCCACCACTGCGTTCACCAACAAGGCTGGTGAGGACCGCTTCAACATTCTCCTCAAGGAGGATGGCACCAACGGTATGCTCGATATGGCGAGCCGCTCCGCCGCCGCCGCTCCTCTCAAGATCGGGAAGAACCTTTTCGTTCGCTGGTAATTAATTAATTTTATTAATAAAACTGGTTTTGGTCATATTTGACCATTAAGCAGTTCAATTAAACTTCGCCCTGTGCCTTGTCGTATGCGTCCATCTCGACGTTGTAGCGATTCTTGTCGTCCGCTGCGATATCGTTATACTTCTTCTTCTCCTGGTCCCCAAGGGCTCTCCAGCTCGACCCAATGAGCTTCGACATGTCCTTCATGTCGGCGTCGGGATTCTCCTCCTTGATGGCCGCACGGACTATGTTCGAGTAGTGGATGTACGAACTCACATGCCTCTTGGGTGCGTCCGCAGGGCGATTCTTCTTCACCCTGCGCAGTTCCTGCCTGTGGTTCGCCTTCAGCATCTTTATCATTGTGTCCATCTTCTCGTTGAGACCGTCCACCATTGTCCGCAGCTCAGCATTTTCGTCAAGGAGTTTGTCGTATTTGTCCATATTGAAGTTGAGTTGATTACTTATATACTATATATACGAATTACACTTTAATACCCTTTTTACTTGGTGCACGTGGAATTGGAACACGGCTGGCTGTATATATTCGTTCCGCAGAACATCTGGTTTTTATCCTCGTACGGGACGTAGGTGTACACATCTATTTCTATGGCGACCTTGAGGATCTTGCGGAAGTTGTTCCAGAACTCCGGGCCATGTCCCCAACTGTTGCACATTATGTGGGCCAGTTCATGTAGGGCCACAAACATCGTCGTGTTTATGTCCTGTAGTTCCTGGGTTTTCTTGTCCGTCAAGCATACATTCATTGACCTGCCCTTGTCTACCACGTAGGCTACTGTGGATTCGTCCGGAAGGGTCTCTGCCAGGGAAATACCCTGCCAGCGCTGCTTCATACGGAAGGCCCGGCTCTGATCTGGGTAGTTGTGCTTGACGCAGTACTCGATTACCAGTTCCAGTCGGCGCTTTATCTCCTTCATGCGTTCAACCTTTTCTTCCTTGTTTACCGTGCTGGTTATACCGTAGGAGGTGCCTCCGCTGTTTACAAAGGTAGTCACGTTCCACCTGTGAAAAACACAGTGAAGAAGCCACAGGGCGACCAACACCGCCACGACGGTGATAAATTTAGATGAAGTAGAAGTCGGCTTACCCATATACACTCATGTATTATTTTTTTTCATTGGCTCTTTTAATTTTACACGCATCAACCAGGGCGTCATCACGGTCGTCTGCACTGAGCATAGCACTCAAATCTCTGGTAAGTACCTGAGTATTTATTATATGTTGTTGAAAACTAGCACCGTCTTCCTCCGCTTTATCAAGCTCGCGGATCAATTTACGGACTTTGATGTCGCTGTAGATAATGTGCTCAAGATCCTCTCTCCACCATTCATATTTTTTAGTTTGGCCCATCAGAAACATCATCTTCTCCGTGAATAGATCATTGTCAATCTTCCTTGTCAAACGTTCAATCTTTCTTAATATCTTGGGAAGGTTCACCATTCTATTAACGGTTGTCATTCTACCAAAGTCTGTGATGGCTTCCTTGATCTCCTCGAACTGTTCATCGAATATTGGACCCTTCAATTCCTCGATCTTCTCCAATTCCTTGACCAAATTTTTCAGATCATCTTTCGTGACGTCGTTTCCCCCTTTAATATTCTTTATAATATTGACCAGCTGTTGAGAAGCTGTATTACGAGCAGCCGTTTTCACCAGCTCAATAATTTCCCTCACATTTCCTGGGTTTCCAGACACAATAGAATACAGTATCAAAGTTTTATGAATGGGACGTTCCACTGTGCTCAATATCGAAGTCAAAAGTTCTAATGTTTTTGACTCCTTACCATCATTCGATAAATTTTTAAATAATTTGACCGCCTCCCGGTAATCTTTCCTCGTTTGGGGGTCGATTTCGTAGTTAACCATCTCGTTATCAGTGTAACGCAGGGTTTTCGTATTCAAATGTCCCCCATTCGGCATTATAATGAGTGCAACCTTATTTATTATTTGAGAAGCTTCTACAAGTTGCATCGTGCGTTCGACAGTGCTTAACTTTATCAATTCAATAACTTGTTGCCCTGCTCTTGCCCGTGTGTAAAGTTCAATGGGGCATTTCTCGTACATATTGCAGTTAGTGAGGGTCGTCACGAGGCTTAGAAAAAGCCCACGCACTTTACCGCTGACACGCACCGCCGCAAACGCCGCGGCACGCAGGCCACCCGCCGCCTCGGCACGCACCGCCGCGGCCCTGCCATTATCCTGGGCGCCAAAACGAGTCCGTGGTCGGCTTCTAGGAGGCACATACTTTCCCCTATGGTAAGTCCCACCCTGTGCTGTAATGTGCAACACCAACTCTTTCCTAGTCGTTTTAACCCTGTAATGACGCTTTGTGTACTTGTTGTACCAGCAGAGATACACACCCGACCGGCGGAATTGCGAAGGAACGTATTTCGTCTTGACAAGCTTCCTCCCAATAGTTTTGCCGAAGGATGTTTTTTTCTTGGTCTTAGTCCTGGTCTTGGTCTTAGTCCCACTCTTTGTCCTAATGGTCTTCGTCCTAGTCGTCTTAGTCGTCCTCGTGATCTTTTCCTTAGCGCCTTTGGCCTTTTTTGACTTTATAGATCTGCTCGAAGTCTTTGGCGTGCTCGGAGATCTGCTCGAAGTCTTTGGCGTGCTCGGAGATCTGCTCGAAGTCTTTGGCGTGCTGAGAGATCTGCTCGAAGTTTTTGGCGTGCTCGGAGATCTGCTCGAAGTTTTTGGCGTGCTCGGAGATCTGCTCGAAGTCTTTGGCGTGCTCGAAGTCTTGGTCTTATCTGTCTTATCCCACGGCCCACTCCACAGACCGTACGAACGCTTACGTGGGGGACTCGGTGTTATAGTATTGGTCTTCTTCCCATTGCTGGAAGAACGCTTGCCCGCCGCTGTGCTCGATTCGTTTATCCATCTGTATTCTGGTTCTATGGTAGAATCGTCTTGTACCTGCCTGGGTGTATCCGCCTTTTCGACGTGCCTGTTAATCTGAGCATTCGAAATTTTCGGCTCGGGCTGTCTCTCCAACTTCTTCAACTTCTGTTCGAGTCGGTGTATTTTCTCTCTGTACCTACGTTCATTTAGAATAAAGTTCTCGTTCATAGTTTCCCCTATCGTTTCTGCTTTCTTTTTTGATTTCTCCAATTTGTGGGCACTGAGTTCGTGCATACGCCGAGCATCCTTGTAATATTTTCCGAGTTTCTTTGCTTTTTCAAACTCACTTTTAATGGTATTAACCGTGGCCGTGTTTTTAACATGGAGATTTTTTAGAATATCTTGTATAGACTTCTCTTCTGCGATAATCTCCTGGCGTGCGGAAGCGTCGGCGTGCTTGTCTATATTATTCACCTTGTCCAAGATCTGTTTATATTTCTCTGTATTCCATGAGACCGTGTCCAGTTTCTCAGTGAGCGAAGCGATGGCATCACCCTGCTTCTTTTTGATCTCCTTTGCAGCCTTCGCATCGTCTCGCCGAAACCTCCAATCTTCGACAAGGTGGCGGATCCCCATTTCCTTTCTAGGAACATATATTATATTTTATATGATATCAAATTTCTGGTCACGGTAATACTTTTTCCTAGAGTATGCCTGGGTGCGGAATGGGCCGTAGGTATCGACAAAGTCGACAATTTTCGGCTTAACGTCTCCTGGACTGCGCAGTCCCAATACCCGTCCCACTGTCTGGCGCACGTCCCGCTTACTCGTCGCCAGCACCACCGTGTTGAGGCGGGGGTTGTCGTAGCCTGTGGAACACATAGCGTAGGTTCCCAGGATAATAGTCTTGGCGTTGGATGCGGCCAGTTCATCGGCTTTCATCTGTCCCAGGTACACTCCCGCATCCAGCCCCGCTTTGTTACAAGCGGTGCAAAGCATCAATGCGTGTCCCCGACGTTCCGTAAGCACCAGCATCGTCCTCCCCTCCTCGCAGAGGTCTTTGAGTTTGTCCATAATGAACTTGTTTCGCACCGCATCCACGCAGATATCGTTAACCATTGCTGGGATATTCGCCTTCTCGCTCCGGTTCTTGTGTTCCACCATGCTGGACTCGTAGGATACCCGCACCAGTTCAACGAGCGGAATCTTCAGTTGCAGTTCCACCTGTGCGATAATAGGGCCGATGCAGGTGGTAATTACATTGTCCAGACCATCCTTACGTTTCGGCGTGGCGGAAAGCCCAATCATATATTTGGTGGAGACCTTAGCAATAGACTGGCTGAAGACGGCACTGGGGACCCGATGGACTTCGTCGAAGATAACGAGACCGAACTGGTCGAACAGCTTGGGGTCGTAGGTCTTCTGCGATATGCTCTGGAGCATACCCATGACCACCGGGGCGTCCGTGTCGATCACCGACCCCCGAATGGTCCCGACCCGGCAGCCCGCAAACTTCTCAAAACTCTTCTTCGTCTGCTCGAGCAGGTTCGTCTGGTGGGTCACCCACAGAACCTTCTCGCCAAGCAGGCTGGCAATGTATATCGCAATGACCGTCTTGCCGAATCCCGTTGGAAGGCTGAGCTGCCCGCCGCCTTTGCTCCGGATAATGGGCATCACCTGGTCTACGATCACCTGCTGCTGCTCCTTGAGTTCCCCCAGGAAGTTAATGTCGACTTTGCTGCCGGTGCGCTCGTTGTTGACCCTCGGCTCCCCAAAATGCTTAATGCCGTAGATCTTTGGCATCCACATGCGGTTCGTACCGAGGGTGTAGAGGACCACGGGTTTCGGCGGTGCGCAGTCATACTCTTGAATGGGAATGAATGTGAGCCGGTCCAGATGGTCCTTCTGTTTTTTCCCCGACAATTGCTTGTAAACCACTCCATAGCCTCTCCAGTCGAGAAACGTGTCCATTTGCTTGAAATGGTTTTGCTATGGAAGTGTTAATATGTTATACTAATTAAGTGTTTTTTGTTCTTAATTGGAATTTTTCACAGTATATTGCTTGATCTGGCCGAAGCCGTCCTCCTTACCGAAGAAGTATACGACCACCACAAAGATGTAGATCTGACTGAAGAGGGTGGCTGGTATCATGTACAGGTTAAGTACCTTGCCGTTGCGGTAATACGCCAGGACGACAGCAGTCGCCATGATCAAGAACCACAAGAAACGCTTCGTGGGGTTGGGTTCTACAATTTGGGGCTCTTCTTTATTTCCGGCCATTTGGTCGTACACAATATTTTAACTCCGTTTTAACTTAACCCTGCAGATTACCCCATCCCTGATCTCGATAATTTCGACGGGGCTGTCGCTACCAAAAGCCCTCGACAACGCCACGTCCGTGCATATCACTCGATTGTGGAAGAGACCCGTCACCTCTGGGAAAATTGTGTGTCCCAAGAACATGGTGTCGACTTTGTTGTCGAGAAGCGAGAAGGTCTTCCGCAGGTCGTCCGCTGTCTGCTGATTTTCCTGGGTAAAATAGCGACTGAAGAGGGGGTTAAATGAGCGGTCCATCCACGAAGCTTCACGTCCGTCTCTGAGGAAGCGAACCAAATCCCGATTCAGCTTATCAATTTTCTCCAGCCCCTTCCCCTTCGTTGCTTCGAGAAGTCTCGGCTCGAGTGACCCGTGGACGAAGACGAACCTACCAATACGCAGTATCATTGGCCACTCCTTCGCCAGTTTGGTTATGAGGGCGCCCCCAGGTGCGAGTTCTCGCTGGCGGTCGGTTCCACGGTCTTTGAAACTTTGGATGTCTGCCCGTTTGTGGTACATGCTGTTAACTCCCATGTGGGCGCAGACATCGTGGTTACCCATAATGCTAAGAACCCTTCCCGACTCTTTCCGAGCTTGGGTGTCCAATTGAAGTATGTAGTCGACCAGTCGGAGTTCGAGTGCGCTTCCGAGGTACTCACTGTCGGGTCGAATATCTGGTCGCAACCCATCGAATATGTCCCCCATACATACGACCCATGTGTTTCCGCCTGTCCACGCCCCGCTGCTGTCGACAGCTCCACGTGCCTGGAGAATAAATACGAGCTGCTGTAGGTCTGTGTGGAGATCCCCTATAACTATTATACGGGTATTCATTAATACTCTTGTCTACTTTTTTTTATCTTTGAACTGCTTACTCAAGAAATAGTTGAATTCCTTAATGAGTTTGAAGATGAATATCGGTTTTTTCATGGTCTTAATGTCCGAATACATCGCCAGCTTAGGCTCCCTGACGTCGCCGTCGAAGTGTTTCTCGAAGACGACGCTGCCGAAATGAGTGGCAAAGGATGTTCGGAAAACCCGCTGGGAAGATGTCCGCAGTGCCTCAACGTGGGCTTCATTCAGGTCCGCACCGCTTATGCCAGCGCTCGGTTTGTGCTTCCTCTCCGAAACGTTTGTTCCGTCGTAAGCGACCCCCTTCCTAGTCGCCGTGGACCTTCCCTGTCGTACCCAAGTGTTCCCTGACGACCCCAGGGGCATGTATTCGCTGACGTGACCCGACCACTTTACTTGCACAGCCATTGACTCCGCACGGGGGTAGAGGACAGAGAGACAGCGCAGGGCGTTGTGGAATGTGTCTGTGGGGTAGTCCACCCGCACGAACGTTGCCTTGCCCTTGCACATTTTCTTCAGGTGATCTCGAAACTGGTCCTTGGGAGCGACCATAACCTTTGCCATTTCTTGAATCGTCTCCTTCGACGATACGTACTCCATTGCCGAGCGCCAGTGTTCCTCAGGGTTCTTGATGAATTTATTAACAACCTCTAGGCTGAAATGCTGTCGGAGAACATTCTGTACCGTTTTATGGGCATTGGCTAGATCTCTGCTCTTGTCGTGTCGTGCCTGTGTGAATTCGAAATTACCACTCTGCGGGAAGTATCTGAGTTCGACAACGGTGTCGTGGGGAACCTCGTCGGGTCCTGGAAGCCGCTCCACCCTTTCGGGGGGCACCAGCCATGTGGTCTTCCCCTTCTCCACCTTGTTCACGTCCCTCTGGCTCTTCGTTGCGAACCACGTCCCCCTTCCCCCGGGATCACGCTTGACCACCAAATCCACTGTGGCTTGGAACTGTGGCTTCCACTTGTAGCATATGTTCGCACACTCTGTCCACGGGCCACATATGTAGGGCATGTCCCACGGTGTGAACACGATGCCGTCGAAGGGAATAGTGTAACCTGAGGTCCTGTATGATTCCTTGAGTTTGTTTACGAGAAAGGTGTAAGCGTCGTCCCCCGTGCTCATGTTTTGCGGCGTCGTTCCTAGAACGCTGATATCGACGTGTCGGGTCATCAGTATGGAGAACCCCTTAGGTAAGGTGCTGCCATTGGAACTGGAACTGGAACTCGAATTCGAATTCCTGGAAACCTTCTCTCCCTTCACGATCCGGCGACTACTGAGCACCTGGACTTCTTTCGACGCCGCAGGCTTCCGTCGGGGGGCGTTCACCGCAGCCACAAAGGCTTCGGCAGCCTTCCAGCGGACTGTGCTCGGATCATTAAGACCGGTGGTCTCCGTGAGCAGGGCGTCGAAAACGTTGAACGCAATGTGTTTGGCCAGAGTGGCTTTGAGGTGAAACATTCGTTTTTTTTTTGCGTTGAATTCGACGATTTCGCCATCCAATATCACAGGGGAACGACTCTGAAGCAGCACTTTCCTGTCCTGTAGCCTATAAATGTCAAAGCGCCGGTTGACAAAGTAGGGACGCCGAAACGTCCTGTCCGTCTGTTTGGCGGACTCGCTGCGGCCGTTTGAGTCGACCAGTGGGCCGCCGAACATGATGTATCGGACACCATCCGCCTTGAGGTTGATGGCGTACTTGTAGTTGCCGTCGGCCTTCTTCTTGAGAATATCGAGAATGTCCCCCTTGTTGAGATGAATGGGCTGTCCTCCTGGATATTTGGTAGGGTCTCGCTTGATGATACCCAAAGCCTTCGAAATCTCGTCTCGAACCTCTGTGTATCCTTTTGATTTTACAGTTACCAGTTCCATTGTTTATATTACTCACTATTTTTAATTTTCGATTTTCCACAGGACTTTCAGGAGTTTCTCGGCCTGGTAAAAGTAATTCGAGTGCTCCGTCCTATACGTTACATCGTTTGCAACAGTATGCGCCAGTTCGTGTATGAGCAGGGCCTCCATGGCCGTCTGGTTCTGGTGGAGTTTCAGGTAAATCACGCGGCGCTGTGCCCTGAGCCTACCATCAACCCCTATCTCTGGGGACATACTCTCGCTGCTCTGGATCCCGCACATATTGGCGGTTGAGCACCTATACACCCCGTATGGGTAGTTGAGACCATCGAACCGGTGGTTGTCTGGGATCTCAGCCAGACTGCCTTCCTTCCCATGGTGTTGCAACAGTAGGAGCATTCCGGCATTGAGCCAAGGATTCGCCTCCAAGACCGCTCGGGCAGCGGGTCTCTGTCTGGTGACTGGCCAATTCGAACTTAAACGGATAACTTTCTTCTCCAGGCCGTTGAGTCGGGCCACCATGTCAGAGTGGGAACGATGTGTGTTAACTATGCGTGTGTCGGGATATTTCCGGGCGTTGTAATAAAGCCCCTTCTCTGGGAATACTTGGTTGTAAATGGTAAGGTTGTCCTTGCGTATCCGAGCAGCCATCCTTTATGCTTGCAAATTATTATAATTGTTTCGTTTACTCACGATATGTGATAGTGGTAGACCCAGGCAAGTACAGAAGAGGACACGGCTATCCAGACCATGATGTTGGCAAACTTGTGACGTTGTTTCTTCTCCTCATCCGTCCCCCCCTCCTGGCTAGAATACGTTATCGCTGCTACAAAATATGCGAATAACAAAAGACCATATATAATTTTCGGCGCCCAAGCTGGGAAATTATCGTAGAGATGTAAGAATACATCAGAGAACTTCAGCCAGATAACAGGGTATGCTACTGTCGTGGCCTTGGACCAGCCGAAAACGCCCCCTACCGCCGCTACCACCACTAGCAGCATCCAGCCCACGGTTATGAGAGCCGTATGCCAGAACTTCATATGTATTATTTGACAGTTATATATATATTTATTTTGCGAATCTCTTTTAAAATTATATATATAACTGTCAACTGGCAACATCAATGTCAATAGTGCGAGGATTCACACTCGCACTCACTTCGATCAGGGGTCTACCATAACCAATGGCGTGTACTCAACCACGGCGGACGAACTAGTGCGCTGCCCCGCCAAACTCGATGCACTCACTGGTCTCGTCCAGGGTCTCGAAATATCCTCGCTACTCGATGTGGTCGCTGGCCTCGCCGACGCCGTCATCTCGTGCAGCGACATCGACATACCCGCAGACCTCCGGAACCAACTGGCGACTATAGAGTCGAACCTGAACCAGCTCACCAGCAGCGTGGGGAACATCAGCCAGAAACTGGAACTCATCAACCAAGGCATTACCGACCCCGAACACATAGCCGCCTTCGCCGAAATCAACAACATGGTCTCCGTTTTTTCGGTGAACATGACCCTGCTCCATGCGGCTATGGAGGATCTTAGCGGCACGCAGTTCGACTGTGCGGACAATTCGGGAACAGACCTGAGCGACATCCCCACCGTCCAGTCTGTGACGGAGACTATCGACACCCTCATTTCTGGGGTCAACGTATTGGTATTGCGGGTCGCCGAAATCCAACTCAACACGGACAACATCAAGGACCTCGTCGTCCGGGAGACCTCGTAGAAGGGCACGGGAATTTGACGGACAGGTATCAGGACGTGGGGTTTGACATTACCGCCCTCAAGTATTCGAATTACACAGAGGAGGCATTCACCGCAGTGTTACACCTGTTCGCATCCAAGAGGGCATTCAACGACCTCCTGGAACACCGCCCCCGGATAAAGGAACTCGTCTCGAATGTATGAAATGTATATATAGAATTAAATTCTTTGCTGTTAATAAAGAATAATGGCTGAATTCGATAAGCAACTACTGTCCGAGAATGGAGAAGAGCTGACGTACATGATTACGGTGAATGGGCGACAGGACACGAAGATGGTGGAGATCCTTCCGCCCCTCAAAAACGTTACCTCGGTGGAGGTGGTCCAGGCCAGAGTTCCACTGTCTGAGTACACTATCGAATACGACAGGAACAAACTGGTTCTGTCCTACGACGGTGCGCCGCACACCATAGTGCTGCCCGACCAAGACTACAGTCCCGACAGTATTGGCGAGATAGTGAACACCCTTATGCCAGATTCGGGGATCACTATGGATGTGCGACCCAATGTCGGTAAATTCTATATGAGCTCCGTCACGAAGGCATTCTCTGTGCTGGGCACGACGACGTGTCACTACCCCCTCGGCCTGCCAGATGCGGAAGACATCTCGAGCCAGGAACTCGTGGATGCCTCGGGTGGGATCGTTCATTACCTTGAGTTTCCCAACAGGTACGATCTTGTCGTCTCCGACGTGGTTCTCCTGCAGTCCGGTGACATCGACACCTCTCTCACTCGGGGCAATACTGCGACCAATTTCGTTCCTCTGGCCGAGTTCTTTCTCGCTAGCCCGGGGATGAACGACCAGTATTCGAACATGGACACTCCCTATCGGTATTTCTCCCCCATCGCTAGCCTCGATCGACTCAATCTCAGTTTCACTCGCAGTTCAGAATACAACAAGGAGATGAAGCAGGTGCCCTATAATTTTAGAGGTATTCGGTGGTACCTGAAACTGGCAATTAAGACCAGACAGTTGAAACCGAAACCAACTCTGCAACCTGGCGGTATGGATCCTAAGCTTCTCTCTAAGTCGGGATCGAAGGTCAAGAAATCGACCGGGGTCCGTGACAAGTCTAAGGGCATTATTGTCCCAGGTCTTGGCTCGGGAATGACCATCGACACGGAGTCTTACGACTACCTTCCAATGGCTTCCAATAGCAACGAATATATGTGAAAAAAAAAAACTTGTAATGATAAATGAACAATGAAGCGAATGATCCCCGGGCTTGGGACAGCACCAAGCCCCGTATCGAAAGGCCTAAACTATCGAGGGATTTACAGAGCATAAAGGGCAAGTCCAGAATGCAGAGGAGGAGGGCGCTGCTCATGAAGACACCGTATGAGGACAAAGTCGACCTTCTTCCTACTTCTATAGTGGAAGGAAAGTATGCGGAAGTGAAACCGTCTTACAAGACTAAGCACGCCGAAATTATGGAGAATTTTACAAAGAATGCGAAAAAGGCGAAGAAGAACGCCCCCAGTCCCACTAGGCCCGTCCTGAAGAAGGCGTGGAAAGCTGCGAGAGCCAGGTCAAAGTCCAGGTCCAGGTCCAGGTCCAGCAGTTCGGGAAGTCCAGGGGAGAAGGCTGCTAGGGCAAAGGCACGGACGGCACAGCAGAGGAGGGAGCAGGGCGAAAATGAAGGAATGATTGGAAGTGACCAAGGAAGTGGCAACGAAGACGACGCTCTTCCCGCCTTCAACCAAGCCCAGTACGAGCCTCAGTACGCCGACCTGGCACTTTTTGAACAGGACACCGAGGGAAAGCCGAAAAGGACTACCAGGATCGCCCCTCTGCCGATCAACATGACCAGGACCGAACGATCAAAAGACTGGACAATGAATGCTCAGCCAGCCCCAGGAGACTATAACGCAGCCATGAAAAAGAAGTTGAACAAACTATTAAAATCCAAGAAGAAGATCACACGGAGGATACCAGGAATGAAGAAGGGGAGCGTATGGGACGACGACAAAGAACGGTGGATCAATCCAAACATTAAAGAAACGTACAAGTCTCGATCGTCTTCGTCTTCCAAGACGCCCAAGTCTTCGTCTTCGTCTTCCAAGACGCCCAAGACGCCCAAGTGCCCCGTGGGTTATATCTGGAATAAAGATACGGAAAGGTGCGTTATACGCACTGGAAAGGTGGGCATGGAAATTCTTAAGGCTCGTTCTGCCAGTTCGTCCAGTTCCGCCTCCAGCGGGACGAAAGCGACACGGAAGAAGAATACAGCGGTGCGGAAGAAAATCAGCGGGGCAATGCGGGCTGTCAGGGCAGTGTTCAGACCAAAAACGAAATATAATCGGGCGAGGAAGGCAGAGAAGAAGGGTCCCGCCCGTGCGAAAGTAAGTTGGCTGACCAAGACTGGTAGGAAACCCGAACCTCCTAACACATATACATACGTGCAGCCCAAAATTGTCCTCTCGGGCAGGAATACCGAAGCAAGGTATTTGCAGAGAAAATATAAGCAGACGAAAAATGACACGAAGGGCAAGCAGTTATCGGAAGAGGATATTCAGTTGAAAATGGATAGGGCACAGCGAAAAACTATTCCCGAACTCAAGGCCGCCATCAAGGCAGCAAACGAGAACGTTTCCGTTGTGGGCAGCAAGAGCGAGTTGGTCGTCCGACTTGTCAACTTGCGCATTACGAAACAGGAGGCTATGACTAGAAAGCGTAAAAAGCTGGAAACGATGAGAGAATTGCCACAATCCTTCCTGCTCCCGGGCGGGAAAAGGAAGACTGTTAAAGGTCAGGTAACCCTTAGAAAATCTGTGGTAGGAAAGTACCGGGACGTCAAGAACGTCAAGGAATGGGCACAGAGTAAGTCGATTGACGAACTAAAGACAGCCATACAGGCGGCCAACAAGAATGCATCTCTGGAGGGGAGCAGGAGTGTTCTAATGGACCGGGTAGTGAATCTATACGAAACCATGGAGGCGACCTCACTTCCCGCGGGCTATTATCCCTTAGGACATATCTGGAAGAAGCCAGACGCCAAGACAGGCAGGACGCCTGGGGTATCGTGGAAGAACGGTCAGGGAGGGAAACTGGAAATGGTATACACACCTAAGCCCTACCAGAACGAACTTATGGAGTCCTGGCGGATGACCACGAAGGATGTCATTGACCCCTGGCGGCACGACACCAATGTTCTGGCGTGGAATACCGCAGTGAAGAAGGAGATCCGCAAGCTCGAGTTCCTGAGTCACGCATTGAATCACAGCGACTTCCTGACGAAGGCGCACGACAAGGCAGAATCCCTCAAGCGCGTTAACACGAAAATGCAGATTATACTCATAGAGAAACTGAAGAAAACGGAGCCGAGGGCAGGGCAGCTTATAAGAGAAAGACTGAGCGCACCAAGATCTATACGGACCGTCGTAGCAGAGACTCCACAGAAAGCTTTGGAACTCCAGAAGAGAAATGAACAGCTCGATAGAATAATGAGCATCATTGGTCACGGAGCCGCCAGGGAGGTGCCTAGAAACGTGCCTTTTGTTCAGACAGTCCACAGCACAGAAACCACGCTTTACCGCAGGCCACAGCAAGCGGGCGAGAAAGTATTTTCAGGAGGAGAGTACACGAAGTCCTCGAGGAGAGTGGTCAAGTTCGACCCTAAGGACAGTGAAGCAGCATACCATCGGTATATCACACCCGCACCTCACTACGAACGGGGTGTTGCAGTCTACCAGCCCAGCACCAGGAAGTATCTCACCAGGCGTGACGTGAAGGTCTTGAATATAATAGACATTAACGATGTCAACATTAATCACTGGGATAACAATAATAAAAGCGTCGGCAAAATAACACTCAAAGATATTGTGCGGACCGAAAGATCTACCTATCAGGCGGGCATGGTCAATATACACAAGGACGACGGATTTTTCAGTTGCGAAGATGGAGTCCGTGAGTTCGCATACGACGCTCGACTCGACCTAACTGGCGTATTGTCGGATGACATAGATTCTAAAGTTCCCATCTCCCTTGACGATGTTATTAAGTCCCAGCTCTGGTTTAGAGGTATTTACGCAGAGGAGGCTGAAAAATACAAACGCAAAATAAGGCTCATACAGCGGATGGATTTTACGGAAACTGAACGCAACCAAATGATTGGAGCCCTCCTCCGGAAAAAACTAGAGAAGACTCCCATTCGCCGCAATGAGGACATCATTGTCGAACTGGAGACGTATTTACAAGCAGCACAGCAGCACTCTCGCACCGACAAACTCAACCACGGTGACCTACTTCTGCTGTGGACATTGTACGAAATGGCCCAGTTCCGTATAGCGAAGTATGAAGTCCCCCTTACAGAGTCCCAGCGGCAGAGAATGAATGCCGTCTACATGGTGTTCAAAGGAGATACACAAGGTCCAAGGTCAGTGGCACCCTACAAGGTAACGAATATCGGCAACAAGTCATTCACGCCTAAGGGCTCCAAGTCGGGCTCCAAGTCGAGCTCCAAGTCGAGCTCCAAGTCGAGCTCCGGGTCTCAAAGTAAGCCCAGAATAATAATTTAAGCAATCGAATAAAACAAAACGAACCAATATGTCCCGAAGACTTATTGGTTTGTGTTGCGTACTTAAGGAATTTCGATACACTCACATCAGGTCTCTCAGGTCTGCCTGCCTCGCTGCCTGTAGCTTGTCCAGGTCCATGTTGGTGTGGTCCTGAACCTTCTTTTCGTCTACATTGGTACATCCATTAGCCTGACCGATCACGGTGAAATTCGAATGGATTTCCTCGTCAGATAGAGAGGTATAGGGGTTGAGCTCAAAGCCTCCCTTTACTCCCATCGCAGGAGAGGGACCAAGTTCGGGCGCTTTGCTTTTGTCGGCGAGCCACTTAAACAGGGCTTCCCCCGAATATACTCCCTCCGTTGTCTGTAAGGTCGGCACGCTCTGCAGCCACTGTGGCAGTTTCCCCTGGTTCCTCTCGATTTCCACCATATTGATCTTCTGAGAGAGATCTGGAATCTTCTTAGCCTCCTCTATGAACCTGGAGCAGTGATTGCATCTCCTGCTGTAAAAAAGTAGTATTTGGTCGTCGGCAGTCGGCATTGTTGTATAGTATTGTATTCATACTTTATACCATTTTCGATTATTGGAATACTTTAAAATATTCGTCTACTATCAAAAGCAATGGCGGAACAGGTATACATTATCGCAGCTCTTCTGGTGCTGTATCTAGCGTGTGTGTGTGCCACACGGAATTTCACGCAAGTAGGGGAAACCGCCCCCGCACGTGCCGCCCGTGCCCAAGGCCCGAAGGATATCCACACCTACATACCTAAGCCGTCGATGTACGATAGTTCTCTATGTGGAGTCTTCGCACGAATGAGTTCGCCCCACTTGGACTACAAAGATACCAGCTTGGGGGATTCCGTCCCTTTGGAACAGGACGAGGTTATGGATTCTCACAAGTTTCTAACGCAGGAAATTGTAAACAATACCTCCAATACCGCCCTGGGGAAGCTTCGCATCATGGATCTCACAGGGACGGTTAACCGGGGAAAGAATGTAAAGTACTTTGAACTCAAGGCCATGTTATACAACCATTACAGGAGTTTCGCAACGCCCATCCTGGTTGAAATGTTCTGGAACCCAGAGACTGGCTTCAAGATTAAGCGGATCAAGACCAAGGTGTGCACCGTTTCGAGTGCGTACGCAGCAAAACCTCTGGAGACCTTTGTCTCCCCTGTCACAACGGCAGCCAGCGTAGGATACCCAGAGGAACTCGACCCGGTGATAACGCAGCTGCTCCGGGTGCAGAATGAGAAGCGCATCACGACGAGCATTCCCGGCACCGTAGGATCCGGCTTGAGCGGCCAATCCCTCAATCAATCGTACGAACGCCCGAGCGACGTGGCCCGAAGGTTCGCCATGCGGGGGTAACCGTGTTTTTAATATTTAATTTAGAAAAGTTTAAGTCGGGGGGGCCCCACCGCCCATGCGCCCGCCCTCGCCATCCTCGCCTCCTGGCGGCTGTCTCGCAGTCTTTCACACACCGTGCGGAGCAACTTGTCGCTTGCTTCTTTGCGCTCGGCGCTGCTGGGTTCGCTGAACTTACATTCCTCGAAGCCCCCGCTGGCGTCGGGCGGCCCCCCGGTGATGGTGGTGTATTGTGTAAGCATTGTTTTGTGTGTGTAGACCTACAGAGACGGGCGGGCACTTCCCTAGGGTAACCAAGAAATGTATTAAATGAATACTTAGAGTAATATTTATATAATATATTATACATACAATGAAACCCAGTCCCGCAAGGAGTCGTATATTCAGTTTCAGCAGTCCTGGGAGCCCCCCAAAGGAATTTTATATTCTAATATCAAATGATAGCGGTGAGGGATTTGGTGGGGGACTCGACAAACGTGTACCACCACAGCGATGTGGTCAAGATCAAGGCGTACGGAGAATATTGGTGTATTCCTGTAGTGATAGAGACGCCAGACCAGGCCTTCTACCCGTGCCGCAGGGTGGGACAGGGGGGGAACGGCATAGTCCTCGAGTACAGTAACGAGTTCGGGTCATTTGCTGTAAAGGTTACGGAGCCGGGGTGCGAGCCGAAGTCAACCGATGTCTGGCTCCAGGACCTCACCACCCCGCACCGGAAAAGCCTGAAACGCTACATCATCGAACAGAAGCCACTCGGGCGTTTTCGCACGTTCAGGTTCGTCGCCATGGAGTTATTGGATAGCGAATTCACCAGCTTCAGGGCTCTGCTTCTGACAAAGCCGTCTGATTTCACTCTTCCCTCTAGGGCTGTGCGCTTCGATGCGCTGTATAAAATATGCATCGCCCTGCGGGGGCTCAGCAAGGCCAAGCTTGGCTATCTGGACCTTAAACTGTCAAATATTATGTGCAACGTAAGACTATCATTCGCCGGCAAAATCGTCGTGAAGGAGGTCAAGCTTATTGACATCGACGGCCTCCGGACCTTTTCCAAGGCTACGGAGGCGTCCACCTACCCACCGATTGAGTGCTGGCCACTCGACGGGGCACCTGACGATTACCCCTGCCCTACCGAAACGCCGTGCAATACCCGGTCGTGCGCCTGGTCACTTGGCGTATTCGTCCTTTTCTGGCTGCTCCCAACGATGGACCGCATTTCGGCATTCGCCTACGAACACCTGGACGTGTCAGGCAGGTGGGTCCAGCCTCCCGAACACGCCGATCCAACATTGGCCAAGTCGCTTCTTTTGCACGCCCAGGGCCTGATGGTCGAAATCTTCCCGAACGCCACAGCCAGCGAACTGGGGGTTCTGCAGGCAATATTTGACCCTGACAACGACCCTCGCCTGCGTTCTCCTGGATCTTCCCCAGTGTGTCGACCCGAAATCGACGTGGTGTTGCGAGTGCTCATGAAGTATCTCCAGCGCATGAAGCATTTGTCGTATCTTCCCCGATGTTGGTTCGTCTTCAAGCGAAGCAACAAAGCCGAGTACATTAAATTGTAATAATAATATTTATAAACATCAAGATGAAACACGTTTCAAAGGGAATGGAAAAATGTTACAAGTAACCGTGTTGGCGTCTATAATTCTGACGATGAAGCGTTATATTCTCGATATAGATTACGAAACACCGAACTGTCTCGGATATTTTGTAGGTTTTATTCACTACTTTTTCTGCGTATTTATACGTCTGTTGGCATTGAAATCGTTTTGGTTATTCTGCTACAACTCTGTCTGATAGGTGGAATCATTTATAAACGATGTATTCTAACTGCGTATGAAAATAATTTATTAAAATTAGATGAGAGACATACTTGGGCACTTTCACTCATGTCTACACAAGATATGGATGCTATGAAAAGGGGTTATATCCTACCGCAGTGGATAAATACCGTGCGAATGAACTTTTCCGTTTTATTGGCAATTTCCATAAAGTTTTTCTACGAGACGTTCATGTAATTATAAAATCGTTATGTGTTCCCCAGGTTCGATAGTGCGCAGTGTCCACAGATAGAATGTTTTCAGATCGGTACTACGGATACAGCAGTTGTAGTCGTACAGCGAATTCGTCACGAACGCACCGAGCGGTGTGCGCACACTCGTGAGATTCTCACTGTCACGAATGCTCGTCATACCCAGGCACGTGTTGGTGGGCACGGCGGTTTCGCACCGCAATGTATACACGTCATCGGAAATGATGAGCTTTAGGGAGGGCGGGAAGGGTCGATACTCCATAGTGCTGTTCATTTGTTATATAATTATGCTAATACCTAAAACCTATAATAAAAACAGATTAATATCTCTGCCTCTTGTAATATTATGAGCAGTAATGGAATACATCATCTCCGGAACGTCGATATAGGAGGAGGGGCGACAAGGATCGTAGTCGTAGAGCCTCCAGTTCTGGACCTACACGTGGATCTTGGGGAGAAGCTCTACGAAATTCGCTGCAAGAGGGATGCGATATCGTTGCATCACGAGAGCCTCAAAAAGCAGAACGACAGCTTCAACAAAACTATTATCATTCTCAGTCTAGCAACAGCCTTCACCGAAACCCTGAAAAGCACCCTTCAGCTGACCGATGAAACTGTTTATGGTAAGACCATCTCGAACTTGGCTAAAATAGCTCCAATCGGTATTTCTACGCTCACCGCCATTGTGAGTTCCCTGATGAAATTCAGGAAGTACCCGGAAAGGATGGAGACCCTTACGAAGGCGTCTGAGAAGTTCAACCACACCGCCACCCGCATGCGGCGCTTGCAGGAAGAACTCAGCTTCGTCGACGAGGCTGCGGCGAAGAAAATGTACATCGACGAAGTCATGGAGTTCTACCGAGAATCCCTGCAAGAGGCAGAGGCCACCATCTATCCCGACGTGCGCCAGAAGTACTTCAAGAGGGCCCAGGACAACATTGTGAAGATGCAGAAGAACGAGAGAACGTTCATGAAAACATGTCGCAAGCTCAACGCAGAGATGGAACGAATGCGAATGGAGCCGTACGACCTCAAAGCGAACAGACCGATTCCAGTCGATACAGTCGACACCCCAGCAGGAGTGCTCGATTTGGAGGACGACGCCAGCGAGAAAGACGTTGAGACACCGACTGGTGCCTCCGAAACCAAAGACGAAACGCCTAAAGCTGCGAGCAAGTCTTGGATCAAGCCCAGTGCGTGATTATTAAATATATAATTTCGTTACATTGCCAGACCCTCGTAGAACTTCTCCACCTTGCGGCTCACCTTGAACGCCTGGGGGCTGATATCGGTGATGCGGACCCTGTCGAGACTGACCGCCCTCGACAAGCCCGTGTATGCCTGCCCCGGGGCGAAGACGCTCGATCCTAGGTCAATCTCAAGACAGTCGATGGTGGATCCCTGTGACTTGTGGATTGTCATTGCCCAGGCCAGCTTCACGGGCATTGCCACGTAGAGAATCTGTTCCGTCTCGTCGTCACGGAACTCGTATTCGGAAAGGAAGTGCTCTCGACCATCTACCAGCGTCAAGCCTATGCAATACTTGTTGTCCATCCTCAAGAACGACTTGACCACGCCACGGGTGCCGTTCACGATACCCCCTTCGGTGTCAATGTTCCTGGTGATCATCACCTGAGCACCGATGCACAGCAGGATGCTGTCCTTGTTGTCTATCTTGAACTTCCGGCACTCTGGTCGGGGGGTCTGCCGCATGAGCTTCTTCATCTCGGCACCATTGATGTCGTCGACGTTTACATTGAGGGAATACAGTTTGGTATACTTTACCTCCCCCTCCGCACCCTTGCAGGAGGCGAGGGTCTGCAAGTCCTCCGTAGATACATTCCCGGTCCTGGCCCGACCAAGGATGTCCTTGAACACGACGTCCCCGATCTGGCGCATCTGCTCCTCAAGCACCACGGTGAACAGGTCAGCCTCCTGCCACACGGCCGCCTCGAAGCAGAACTTTCCTGACACCGGGGGCAGCTGGTAGAAGTCGCCGACGAGGATCATTTGCACGCCGCCGAAGGGGAGGTCACTCCTCTTTAGAAGCTTGAGGTAGTCGGACACCTTCTGCAGCAGTTCGGCGTTTATCATGCTTATCTCGTCAATGATGAGGGTCCGGAGCTGTCGGAGCTGCTTGCATTTTTCTACCTTCGCAGGGTAGTATTGACTGACTAACTTGTCGTAGAGGTCGCCGGCAGGCTGCTTTGCAAGACCGACGCTCAAGAATGAATGAAGTGTAGACCCATTCAAAAGAACGGATGCACACCCCGTCGCAGCCGTGACGCCGATGTTCGCTGTTTTCTGCCTGCAGTGCCTGATGATCTCATTGAGACAGTAGGTCTTTCCGGTCCCGGGGCAGCCCGTGAGGAATACATTGGCCCCGACCTCCACGCAATTGAGCGCCTCCTGTTGCAGGTCATTCATAGCTGGTTATATTGATCTTTTACTCATATATCTTTAAGGAATAGGTCTCTAAACGGTTTTTAGCCCCCTGAACTTAGCAAGCTTCGCTCTTACGGTTACCAGTTTCCACGCCTTCACAACCTTTCTCAAGAAGAGTCTCGTTTTCATTCGAGTGCGAAGGCCCTGTGGGCGCAGCGGCTGGCTTCTCACCCGTTTCCATGCTTCGAACACGCTACTGACGCTTACCGAAAATTTAATGTTCTCCAGCTGGCTAATCAACTGCTCGGTGTCTCTGCGGGTAGGGTTATTGGGAACCTTACCGGTGTACATCCAACACATTTTCCTGTCGAACATACAGGGGTCTCCATCCTTTACTTCTGGGTGCACCCAATACGTTGTCCAGTTGGTGTCTCCCCCCAAACTTCTTCCGTAATCCGTTTCCCAGAGATAATATATGTCACAGGCCGGGGGCGGGATGCCGTTCCGCACATAAGAGAAGTTTCGTTCCATTGTCCTTGAGATAATATTATTAGTAATAATATCTTAAGTTTGTATAAAAATACATTTTACTCTTCGTTCAGGGCCGACCACGATGCCGATGACGCATCGAACCCAAGAACGGCATTGTTGGTCGCACCGTTTGTGGAGACGTCCTTAAGGGACGATAGTGTTATGTTGGCGATGCGGCTCTCGAGGTCGGCGACCTTCTTCGCCACAGAGCCATCGCCTTTGGGGGCACTCGCCTTAGGGGCCGCCTCAAGAGCCTTGACGCTCTTCTCCAGCGCAACGATACGGGCCACAGCGGCCTCAAAGGATTTTTTCGATACATTGTTAGTAGAAGGCATTGTTTGTTTACCTACAACTGCTGTTACTAATTACTTAAATTGAACGAATTAAGGACGTAAATCATTATTAATTATTGGATAACTTATATCAGACATGCATCCCTTAATTGCTACTATCAAGGCGATTCCGCAGCATAAGCAGAAATCCCCCGAATGGCTGAAACAGCGACAAGGATACCTGACGAGCAGTGACGCTGCGAGTGCGCTCGGGACAAATCCGTATTCGAGCTACGATGAATTGGTGTTTAAAAAGTGCGGCATCTCCAAGCCGTTCACTGGGAACATCGCAACGAGGCACGGAGAGCGCTACGAAGACGAAGCCATCGAACGCTACTGCAGTGTCATGGGCATGGTCAATCACGAGTTCGGTCTCATCCCCTACGAAGCCGTTCCTAGGGAAGGTGGCGATCCCGAGCTCAATTTTCTGGCTGGAAGTCCTGACGGCATCGCCCTCCCAGTGGGCTGCGACGACACTGCAGAACCAGTTCTCATTGAGGTCAAGTGCCCGTTTCGGCGCAAGCCTATCCAGGGCGTGTGCCCGGAGCACTACGTGTCGCAAGTTCAACTCAACATGCTTATATGTAAGTGCAAGAAGGCCGACTTCATTGAATACCTGCCCAAGACACAAGAGCTATTTATCACTCGGTTTTACATCGACCACGACTGGATCAACGCTCGAGCCCATCTTTTCAAGGATTTCTGGAGTAAGGTCATGCAATTCAGGGACAGTGGAATACACACACACCCCAAATACGCAACGATCAAAGCTGCGTGCGACAAGGCAATCATTAAGGACGAAGAGCGCAAGCGCAAGGAGGAGATAGTGAAAAACCAAGGATGTCTTCTGGACTCCGATACAGATTAAGATTAAGCGTCTATTATACCACAAGGATTAAATCCATTACACTCAAAGATGGGTGTTCGTGGATTGACCAATCTCATTCAGAAAAAGGCACCCGAAGCTAAAATTTACGTTTCCGATACCGATATGGTGGGATCCAAGTATGCTATAGATTCGAGTATCCTGCTCTACAAATTCAGCCACGCTTCGAAGACCTACGAACACTCACATACGACCGGTTTCATGAACAAAGTGGTATCCTTCCTGGGCGGCGGCATCCTCCCAGTGTTTGTATTCGATGGTGATCCCCCGGACGAGAAGATGCACACCCTGAACAAGCGGAAGGAGGACAAGCGGAAACTGTATGCAAAGGTGGAAGCCCTAGAGGAGCAGCTGCCCAACCTCACGGAAAGGGCCGAAATCGAAGCGTGTAATAAAAGCATTGAACATTATAGGAATCAGATAGTGAAGGTCACCGCAGTTCAGAAGTCCAGCGTCCTTGAACTTTTGGATATCCTGGGGATTCCTGTCGTAGAATCCCCAGGAGAAGCGGAGCAGACCTGTGCCTACCTTCAGAGGACGGGTCTGTGTGATTACTGCGTAACGGACGACAGCGATGCGTTCCCCTTTGGAGGAATGCGGGTCATTCGGCTCTCTAATAAGACGACTCACAAGAAGGATCACGTCGAAGTGTTTTGCCTAGACAAAATACTCACCATTCTGGGACTGTCCTATTCATCATTTGTCGATATGTGTATCCTCTCTGGCTGTGATTTCTGCGGGACTATCCCAAGGGTGGGGCCGGTGAGTGCGTTCAAATACATGGCGAAATACGGAACAATTGAGGAATTACTCAAAGCGGATGTGGTGAAGGAACCAGAGACATTCGAATATTCTAAAGCCAGGAATATTTTCCTGGCTGATCATGTTCCGATCGATGTCCTGCTGAAACTGTCGCCCATGAACAGCACAACCCTGACTGCATTTCTCAAAAGCAGGAACTTCCAGCAGCGGGAAATACTAAAGTGGATATCGAAACTTGAGAACGCACGCCAGACATTCCAGAAAATAGAAATAGCCCAAAATAAAATATAGGTAGTGGGTAATAATGTTGACAAAGACACAGTTCCGAGTACTTTTCGGTTTCACCGCTAAGGCTAAGGCTAATGGCAAGGGCAAGGGCAAGGGCAAGGCAAAGGGCAAGGCAAAGGGCAAGGCAAAGGGCAAGGCAAAGGGCAAGCGTAAGGCCAAGGTGGGCACCTGGACCTGCTTCGGTGCCAAGCGCACCGTATTCAAGGGTAAGTTCGGCGGGCGGTACGTTCTGCGCAAGAACAAGTTCGGCAAGATGTCCAAGGTGTACATCAAGGCCGCCCCTGCCCGGCGCACTCACTTCGGCTACAACATCAGCAATCCCCTGACTTTGAAGCCTGCTGTCACTGCGCTGGGTGTGGGACCACATTCGACAATGCGGTCGACCCCGGCGTTCGTCACGCCGATTAGTAAGCTCGTGACTGGGCCAAAGCCCGTGACTGTGACCCCAGTGGTCCAAGCCATGTTCGGTAAGTCCAAGAGTTCCGATAAGGAACGGAAGAAGGCCAAGAAGGCTAAGGAGGCAAAGGCCAAGAAGGCTAAGGAGGCCAAGGCCAAGAAGGAGAAGAAGGCCAAGAAGGACAAGGCCAAGAAGGACAAGGCCAAGAAGGACAAGGCCAAGAAGGACAAGGCCAAGAAGGACAAGGACAAGAAGGACAAGGACAAGAAGGACAAGGCCAAGAAGGACAAGGCCAAGAAGGACAAGGCCAAGAAGGACAAGGCCGACAAGAAGAAGAAGTCACCTTCTCGTTCCCGTTCCCGTTCGCCCGTAAGGACTTCGGGGTATATGGGTGGTCCGTACAGCGCTCGTTTCGGTAGTTACACCACTGCATCCCCTGCCCAGAAGATAGGCAGCCTGCGCACTGCCATGGGCCCATTGTACTAAATAATAATTAGAGGTTACGCAATAAGCCCGCACAGTAACTTATACTGTGCGGGCTTCTCCTGCGTGTGGTGTCCCCTTGATTATACGGGTACTGGGGTGCAGTTCTCCCTGTCTACACTACAGAACTGGAGGGCAGCGTCGGTCCACTTGGGATTACACTTACTACCTGAAACTTCGGCGCAGTCAAGACCCGAGGAACCCAGGGAGCCCGGGGAGGGCGTGACGAACTCCCGAGAGGATATTTTTGCAGAAAGTCCCTCATCCGTAAGATCGGTGTTGACCACTGTGGGATCAGTATACTTTATGTCGTACGACAGTTCGGCAGCGCCGGCGGCGAGGCCGGTCCCAAGGACCTCGTTCACATCCGGGATGGTCTCGAAATCATTCATGTCGCTATACGGCCGTGGAGCGGGAGTGACAGAAGGTTCGGCCGTGTACACGTTTGGCGGAGCTGTTACTACATTACTTACAGAGTACGCAGCGGCGACGTCCTTCTGCTTAGGAAGTAGAATTCCAGCGGGCTTGACATCCTGGCTGCCTAGGATGATTCCAGGGTCCGAAACACTTGCGAGATTGCACGATTGGAAACCCTCGTCACGACAGGAGAGCAGGATGAGAAAAAGAACGTAAACTATCACCACTTGGTAGATAAACTCCATTATTACAACTTACAAATATTTTTATTTAGTCAATTCAACAATGTCATTAATAGTTATATTTTCTTCGATGTTCAGATGCGTTTTCTCCACCGTCCGGATACTGTTGGGATGTGTCTTGTCCGCCCGCACAAGAATCGGGATGTAGTTCCCGTTTGAATAGCTGCACTCGACGATAGCAGTTGACGCTCCAGTGATCTCTTTGTATTTATGGTGAAAAGTGCGCCCCGCCTTAGTCCGCTCGTTGATGCTCAGGTGCTTCACGGTCCGGCCTCGGTCGGACGAAAAGAGATCGTAGCGAGTACTGCTAGGACCTCTCTTCACTACCACCTTGAAATCGAAGGTGTGCTTGCCGCTGGGCTTCCACTTAATAAGAGACATTTGCGTCCCAGTCCCCACCGACAGCCCAGATGGAGTGAATATCAGGCCGTCGCTTTCGTGGCGCAGAGGTGTCTCCGCTAGGGAGGCAAGCATGGTGGAGATCTCGTTGAGCCTCCAAAACCTCTTCACCTTTATGCGAAACGGACTCTCTGCGACACTCGACACAAACTTCGCAATACAGTCAAGCCTTTTGTCCAGGCGTTCCTTTGCACAATTCTGGCCACGCACCGCCACCGAGTCGTAGGCGTAGAATGTCCACGACGAGTCGTATTTGTCGCACACCATCTCGCCGTCGAGAATGCTGAGCGCCCTTTCGTAGTCTGGGTCCAATTTCACAGCGACCTTGTAGAAGCGAAATGCACGATCGACCAAAGCGCATATGCCCTCTGAGGCCACGAGGAAGTAACGCATTCCGTCCGTCTTCTCGCACACGCTGTAGGGGTGCTTCCCCAGTTTCCACATGTACTCACGCTCCATAGAGACGGGCTGGGGACCGGGAAAGTTGTCCGGGTTCTTGACCACGGGCCATGCGGCAATTATTTTTTTCTTGAGCGCAATGCTAATGTCGTCGTCCAAAGGCTCGGCCTCAGGACCGTTGGCGGCACAGAGCTTGATCATTATATTGCTTCGCTATTATTCGTATACCTCGTTTACTCTTAAATCACCAGGGCAGATTAAAAAAGTATTTTTAAATATACAAACCAAATAAATCTTATTTAATTATTGCGATAAGTATTTCGCCGATCTAGAGCAACGTTGGCTATGTTCTCCATATCGAAGGGTGTCTGTGTATTGAACTTCCCAAAGAATTTGACCGCCTCCACTGCAGAGTCTATATCCATATTTACGTCCCACCACAGGCCCGAACCTGGCCACGTATGACCGCCACCCACCACCTTGTACAGCCAGACTTCGCTTGAAGTATCACTCGCCTTACATTTGTAGGTGACTACTGTGCTTCCGTCCCGAAGATCAGAGGGTCTGTAGAATAAATACTGCCGAGAATCACCCGATGAGGTAAGAAATTGATCATCGGGGACTGCTGCGTTTCCCACTATATAACCGAGACTTTCCCGAGAGTTGAAGCTCTGCTGGCTGACCAACAACGCTTGCGAGTCGTACACGTCTATCGTGCCGTCCCCGTTGTGGTCGAGACCTTGTTCCATTGGTATTATCAGTAGTACTTATTATTTATTATTAGTTCGCTTGTCTCGATGTGGCTGCTCAGAACTCGGCACCCCCCTCCAATTCATACTCCTGCTTGATGCGCCACCCCTTCCAGTAATTCTTGACCCTCTTTCCCTTTATCTTGGTCTCCGTGGTGATCATCTCCCCAAGGAGGCCGGGCTTGTTGAGATGCTCTGTCAGGAGGCCGACTCGGCTGCAGAACTTCTTTAGGTCGTGCGTCATGCTGGCACCAAGCTCCTTCTTTGTCAGGATCCAACTCGACGTCTCCTGTGTGTATTCTGGGTCCCGCTCGAGGGTGAACTCCACCCACTCCCCCACGATGTCCTGCTTCTTGAAGTACAAATCGGTGGCGTGCTTAATGCTGTCCGTCTGAACGAGTTTCTTCCCACCCTTGACGTATCTCTCGTAGTAGTCCATCAGTTTCCACATAAAGGGGAGGCGCAGGTCACGGGAGCCCAGACTGTGGTCGACCTGATGCACCACCTTCAGCTTCCCCTTCTTGAGGCCATCGTATTCCGTAGCTTCGGGGTTTTCGACAAACTTGCTCAGGAACGGAACGACCCTGATGCGGCGCCTGGACCCACCGTCATCTTGACTCAATGGCGGGATCTCGTTCAGACACACAGCCATCCTATACTGTGGCTTGAAGTGCGTGGCCTTCTTGGCCTGGATGCCCCGGCCCGAAATAACGTCGTTGCCAACCAGGTTCTTGACCACGGCCATGTTCAACTTCGCCCCGTTGCTTGTGTCGAGTTCCTGGAAGGTGACCAAGCGCTTTCCCTTGAGGGCAATGAGGGCGGGGTTGCAGGCGCTAGGGTCTTCGCGGGCCCTGATGAGAAGCGAGGGATGCCCACCGGCCCAATAATCCCCGAGCACGCTCGCACACAGACCGTCGTAGTAACTCTTACCGTTGGAGCCGTTCTGCCAGTTGGATGTGCCAGTGAAGAAGTGCATATGCTCCCCGATGACCTCGCCGGATAGGCAGCTTGCGGTGAACAGCAGCATGTAGTCCCGAATCTCAGGGTCGGGAAATATCTGGTCGAGCACCTTTGTAAGCAGTATCTTGTCCTTCTTGAGCTGCAGGTAGCGTTCGGGATTGTCCTTCCTCACCTGCGCTTTGGTGTAGAAGGCGTAGCCCGTGTTCATGCTCACGAACTCGCTGGTCAATACCTTCACGTTATCGACAATGGCCTCCACCCCCCGGCGGGGCTCCCGCACCTCGCCAGTCCGCAGGTCATAGATACAGTTGGTGAAGGCGATGAGGTGAGGGTTTGAGTCCAGCAGGTTCGAGAACTGTGACTGGGCGAATATGATCTCGAGGGGGAAATTGTCCCTTGCGAGACGCCCGCCCTGGCAAATCTCTAGCACCTTCTTATTCGTCTTAATGCGCTCCTCCAGCCATTCATCGATCTGGTCCCCGGTGAACCCCGGCTTGTATTTCATCTTCTCCGGAAGAGGCGACCGCTGGAGTTTCTGCCACTTGTGGTTCTCCAGAAGCAGGGTGTGATGGAACTCCTTCATAATGACCTCTCCGAGCTTGCGGCCTTTGGGGTCCTCCTCCCACAGGATGCCGTTCAAGTTGTACCACTTGTCCTCGATGACGTCATACACATGCTTGTCGCCATACAGGTGCAGCAGGCATTGGGCGATGTTGCTGTGGTTTGCCGTCAGGTGCTCCAGGCTGGTATTCTTGATGTGCGCCACTGCATCTGGGCTCCTATGGGATGCCCAGCTGATGAAATTGGAGGCGTTCCCAGGCTCTTTGGGGAAGGACATCCACTTGGCGTGAGCGTACGACTTTTCATACTTCTGGCTCATCGCACTTATGCTGTGCCAGACGTCCTCCCGGGCACCTCCGCCTGCGAGGGCCAGGCCCATACAGATCCACTTCGGGTAATCCTCAATCCAGTCGCGATCTTCGGCGATGATTATATTACACGCGTCCAGGTAGGTGTCGGAATCCATTGCCCGGGGCGCCGAAGCCAAAGCGATGTCACACACAGCGCCTGCGGGGGGCTTAGTCTTCTTGGGCCGGAGCGACACAAACTCGCCAGGGAAATCCCGGAACCATGACACGACACAGTCCCCATACCACCCCATTTTACCGTCCAGATTCGGCTGGATACGAAGGGGGCGATCCTGGCCATACTTAGAGCTGTCCGGCATGCGCCAGCACTGGTTCTTGCCCCAGACAGAAATGTCCAAGAAACCATTCAATTCGGGGGTTTCACCTTGCCGAAACCACTTATCCACGAACTCGAACATCGACGCATGACCGTCGAAGGCGAGTTTGTTCTTGAGAACCATGTGGTAGCTCCACTTCTTTTCGGAACACGCACTCAGCATCGAAAAATCTTCCCGGGTGACCTCGATATCATACCAATCCTTGGCGGCCAGTGCGACTTGCCGAACCAGGGCGGCGATGATAACTTGGGTCTCAGCCTCAGTGGGATTGGTCTTCTGTCCCCCCACAACCTCTAGGTCGAAATATAGCTTCCGGGGATTGTCTGCCTGCAGCAGTTCGTAGAAGCACTTCTCGGAGGCCGGCATGGTGCTGGCCCATGTGACGAAGGTCTCCATATCGGGCGGGGCACAGTAGGCCTTAGCACCCCCCAACGGGCTTGCGTCCTTGGCCACAATGCACGACTTGTCCTTGAAGGGGGTGTCGAAATTCACACCCTTCTTCAACTTGGAAAGCCATTCGGGACGCCAGGACATTGTATAGTTGAATACTGGATTGTGATATTTTTTTTTTGGTACTTCATAATGCCCCGATTTTTTAAACCGAATTTTTACCACTCTATTTTCCCTACAACGTAGTTGCGATTCATACCACTTGCAGGACTGATGATTTCTCTTTTGCGTTTGACCACCGAGGTCTTGACGTACCTCTCTGCCATATCGCTTTCGATACACTCCTGGTTCTTGAGCACGTAGCTGGCAACGTTATTCTCGATGGCCCAGCGAAAGAAGTTCAGCTGCCCCGTGGTGGTCACCAGTATCTCAGTGGTGATCACCTCGGGTTCCATATCGGTGTACCCCACTATGCGGTTGGACTCGGGGTCAATTGTCACGAAGAGCCTCTGGCGGCGGCAGAAGGGGTCGAACATCTTCTTCGAGTACGCTCGCAACTGATTCTTGTAGTCGATATATACGTTGAATATTGACGCCGCCTGTGTCTTGTATATAACATTGTTTTGCTTGGAAAAGTTCGTAACGAACCATTCCAACAGCCTCAAACTGATTATAGACTTCTGCTCCACTATGGTCCTAAGAACCTTTACATTTTGCTTGGGGTTCGAATTATAGAACCCCAGCAGAGACTTCATAAGAAGTTCACGCTTGCCTTTTACATTCATAATGATCGATTAGAAATGTAAAATACAGTGTCTTTAATTAAAGTATTCCTTAAGCGAAGAACTTGAAGAGGAGTAACGTCAGCGCTACGGCCACCACCGACACGCTACCGGCCTCCACTACCATGCCCGTCTTGAAGATAGGTGGGAGGGCTTCGATGACGATTTTCCTTACCTGGGGCATTTGGACAGCCGTCAAGATAAGAACGGCGATCGCCAGGCCCTTCACCATCTTCTCGTCAAGGCCGAGCGTCTGAATGAGGGGGTAGCCCGGCATGAAGGACTCGGTCGGGAGCGAGAGGCTGTTCGCATTGAGGGCGATCTCCTGCTGCTTGGGCATCATCCCCGGAGGGGTCTGCATGGTCTGCAGGCGAGGCTGCTCGTTGAAGGGGGGCTGCTCAGGAGGCGCACTCCCGGCAAGGAGCTGATCGATCGATGTGCTGCAACTGTCCGACATATTTTCTTTTACATATAACACAGGTTATTATAATACCGATTTTAACGTGCCCGACGGACAGTCTTCTTCTTGTGGACAGTCTTCTTGTGGACAGTCTTCTTGCGGACTGGCTTGCCTACAGTTTTGCTCTTGCGGACAGTCTTCTTGCGCTTCTTACCGAACTTCACTTTCATCGACTTGAATAGTTCGTTAAGTTCCAGCGTATTCAAATTGCTGTAGCCTGGTACTTTTCGTTTTCTAAAAAAATCCTTCTTATTTTTCACTGTCATATCCTCGAACTCCTGCGATAGTCTAGCACCGGAACTGCTTGAACTGCTTGAACTGCTTGAACTGCTTGAACTGCTGGGTTTTTTCTTCGCTTGCTTCGCAGCCTTCATCGCAATCTTCGCACCCTTTCTCGTCAACAAGTGCCTTTCGTAATCATCTTGCGGATCGCTCCATGGAGGTGATGGGCTCCAACCAGAGGACGGACTCGACACCGGAGTCGGAGCCGGAGCCGACGCCTTGGCGGCTTGGCGTACCCTACGCCCTCGCACGATTTTCTGCACCCGAATTGCCGCTGCCTTGGAAGGGGAACTGGAACCTCCACGGATCCTCTGACCCACAGGCACCTTGAAAAACCGGAATCCTTTCTTGTCACCATCGGGTGTATCCGAACCGCTTGATTTCCCCCCCTTCCACTTCCTAAGGGCTGCCTTGATGTCGAGGTATGTGAACTCCTTTACCTCGCCTTTCGCTGGTTTTTTGGCTGCCTTTTCCATTTTCCCCAGACCCGCAGCCGCAGAACCAGCAGTGTCCACCTTGATGGATTTCGGTCCTGCAATAACATACAAGAACTTACCCTTGTTGCCGCCGGCTGCCTCTCTGTAACCGACAACAATAATGTTTTTCAACTCGCCGACTCGGTTATTGGCTTGTTTCCAGGCAGCGTTACTCGATGAGATCATCTGGAGCTTAGATACCCCTCTGGCCATATCGGTCCACGAAGACTTGACAGGGGACTTGGACCCACCAGACTTGTCAGGGGACTTGGACCCACCAGACTTGACAGGGGACTTGGACCCACTGGACTTCTGTCTGGAAGCAGAGTTCGACCCACTGGAGTTGGACCCAGACGCCGCCCCTGGCTCCTGCTGCATGCAGGCGATAATTTCGTCAGTGCTCAGTTTGCTGGCCATCCAGTTGAGGAGCTGCGACCGGGTCATTGAGGCGAACTGCTTCAGATTCCATTTCTTCTGGTCCGATGACATTTGTTATTTACAGTAGGTGACATTTAAAAACATCGCATTTATTGTGGCATCTTATCCCTATGCGCCTTGGCCATCAGTCTCCAAGACTTGCCTTCGAATGCGAATTCGAATTTCTTCTCAGCCAGGAGACTCTCCTTTACGACCTCGATGAGCTGCTTCTCCGGTAGGGCGTCCCACATCGACACGAGCGTCTTGAACTCAGAAGACTTGCGGTCGCGGTAGACTTGGGTCTTGAGGATCTTGTAGAGTTTCTCACGCACCGAACCTTGCAACTGGTTGGCCATGTCCTCCTTATCGTGCTTTCGTAGACACCTGCGAATGAATTTGCGAATCTCGGACTTGGACTTGCCCCTGAAGGTGTGTAAGATCTTCCCCATATTCACGAGGTCCCTCACCGCTGGCACGTCCCGCTGGAGGCTTTCTAAGTTCTTCGACGAACGCACCTTGGAGTATCCGTCTGACTCTTTGTAAAGGAGACCTTTGAATGTCGCCTTCTTGCCCTTGAGGTATTGGCCTTTATCGGTCTTCGTCACTTCGTAGAGTTGAATGGTGTTCCTGTTGTTGAATGCCGAGTCCTTACCTTCCGTTACTTTCAGGATATCGGCAGACTTGACGATGGGCGCCTTCTCCGTGGTGTACAACTGCGAAGTGTTGGGATTCTTGAAGAGACGTAGATTTTCGCCCCTCTTGATGTAGGGAACGTATGTCTCCCGAAGCTGGACAACGTTGGCGTTGTCATTGAGTTCTGCGTCCACCGCCGCTTCTTTGAGAAGTGTCTCGAATCTGACAATCTTCGCCGTTTTGATGCGTGCGCTGCGATCCATTACCTGGTCTAGGGTTACGGTTCCGAGCTGCCTGATCCCAATGCCCTTGGGGCGCTCCCGGGCGTTGAGCTGACTCGTCTCCTGATTATTAGCAGCCTGCAACGCTGCCTTTACCGCTGCCTGTTGGTTCACCTTATCCTTAGTTCCCTTCTTTCCCCCGAGGAGCTGCTGCTGTCCTATCACCTTAAGAATATGCTTCTGAATTGCATCCGTTATGGTTCCGTCCGCCGCCTTTTCCGGCATGAACGCCAGGTGGTAGAAGACGTGCACGTACCGTTCTTTCTCAGGCAGGCCACAATGCGACTTGAAACGCACCGCTCGAGCCGCCACCTGCTTAAGGCGGTTCTCATTCCACCACGGCGTAACGATGTGCACCTGACCGACCTTGAGGAAACTGATGCCCTCCTGGATGGTGCTGACAATGATGGATATGTTCCCTTTGTTGAAGCCCTCCTTGATGAGTTCTGCATCTGCATCCTTGGTCTTTCCGGTCCAGACGGCAAATGTGGTATCCGGGGATTTGGTGCGCCCGTTAAATTCGGTCATACCGAGGTACTCGAGACACGCCTTGAACTCGTTCGTCCCCGACTCCACCCAAGTCATGTACACGAACACCGGCTTCTTGGTCTTCTGCATCAGCGTGATGACGTTCCAGAACTTGATGCTGTGCTTCTTGATGTGTTCTAGCATCTTCTTCTGGTTGTCGAGCACCTTCTCGGGACTCGCCCTGTTCCTCTCGGTGACGGTGTCACCCAGTAGTTTGCGGATGTCCCGTAGCCCCGGGAGGAGGGCCTTCTTGTTGCACATAAGAACCTGCTGCGACTTGATGAACAGACTCACCAAATCGCCCTTATCGCTGCCCGTCTTCTTCATCTCATCCTCCATGCCCATGCCGAATATCCGCTTCTTCGAATTGAAGTTCTTTGTGATCTCGCCGAGCAGCGTCCTGCCGTACGTAGCCTGCTGTAGATCGCTCATCTCACCATCGATATGAGCGTTTATCACATACGGATACGCCGCTGGGTTGCCCCCTGCGAAGTAGGAAACGTTGGGTCCCGCCATCAGTTTGAACAGTTCGGGGTTTTCGATGTCGCCGTCTCCGCTGCCGAACATTTCGTTGAAGACGACTTCCGTTGTGGGGAACGGGATTTGGGGACGAAGCAGATTGAGGGTGAGGGCGATTTCGTAGCCCCGATTGAAGATGGGCGTAGCCGACATTAGCATGATTCTCATATTGGCGTGGGCGTAGTAGGTAAGGGCGTCGTAGAAAGCTGCGTACTTCTTGGAGGTTGCGTCCAAAGACACCAAGTTCTGGATCTCGTCGATGATGAGCAAGGTGTTGGGCTTGGTGAGGGCACCGCCCTTCTCGGTATACCGCCCTGGTTCCTTTGTCCCCTTGGCATACAGACCCAGATACATCTTGTCGTGGCTGACAATGTGGTAGCTTTGCGATATCCTACCCAGAATAGTCATTTTCCGCTGCTCGAACCGCTTCCGGGCCTTTTTGAGATCATTTTGCCCCCGTTTCTGGTTGGGGTCGGCGATGGCGCTGCGCATTCCCGCCTCCTCCCGCCTGAGGAATGCGATGTCGTCCGGGGTGGAATACCCCTGAGGGACGCCATCGACCAGGATCCGCCGGGCACACTCCTCGGCGATCTCCTTCTCGTATGTGGCAACTATCTTTGCGGGGCAGCAAATTATGACCTGTTTGGCGGCGTCCTTATCGATCAACTCGCCTTTGACGTCGTACTTCTTGAATAATTCGGCGGTCGCCACGGAAGTACAGGTCTTGCCAGACCCCAAGCCGTGGAAGATCAGGGCGCTGCCCGTGCTCTTTACATGCTCCGCCGCCGAGCGCTGATGCCGCTGAAGTGAGAACTCAGCAACAGAGTCGCAGACGTTGCTGGATTTACTTAGGTAATCGGCGGGGTACTTGTAGTCCCGCAGTATACCAGCCTTCTCCCTCCCGTGAAGCTTGTTTTCCCTGAAACTTCGTGTAGGCATTTACAGTTGTCCAATATAAAAATGTCGGGGAATTCCTGGGCAAAGTGCATTTTCCTCAGGCCCTGGGAAATCATGTAGCTATCAAGTACGCTCACACACATCTATAATCATGTCTCAATCCACCTACCACGTCAGCGTCAGCTGCGCCATCGCCAGCAAGGAGGAGATGCTGGCCCTCCTGAAGAAGCAGGTGGAACAGGTGGTCCAGAGGGACTTTCCGCAGGAGGTCGCTGAGACCGACAGCGACGACAGTTCTACCACCTGTTCCTCCGTAAGCACCGAGGAGTATACTACGCAATTTGGGAAGTATACCATCTGTTTCGAGGACAAGAAGTACTCGTGCACCTGCCCGCATTACCAGTATCGGTGTGCGGCTACGGGAAAGCACTGCAAACACATCACTGAGCACTTAAACAACCAATAAATATTTAATAATTTACATAAAAAAAATAATTTAAAGACACATAGCTGGTCCTTCTTAAATGGGCAAGAACTGGGTGTATGTTTTGAGATGCCATCCTGGTCACCCTGGTCCATGGGGTGACAGGGACATTGTAAAACAGCTACTAAATAACGGCAGGTGGTATATTGGCGAAACGGGGCGCTTGAATATGAGAATGTTGGAACATTTAAACGGGAAAACCAAATGCATATGTGAGACTCCACCAGGTTTTAGACTCTGTGTTTACGATGTCGGTGTCAACGAATGTGTTTATGACCTTCTGTTTGATCTAGCAAGACCCAAATGGGAACCTGAATATTACCCTGAAGGATATAACACGGAATGGTGGAAACCGCCTTATTCCGAGTACAACCGTAGTATGTATCCCAGGTTCAGCTGGGATTTATTGAAATACAGACTTAATCAACCTTATGAAAAAAAAGACAGGTGCCACCACACGTACTTGGAAGGAGTAATAACAAGGCAGTTTATGGAAATCGGTAAGGGCGACAAGTTGCGGCCACGTGGAGCAGGCTGGTGCAGAGAGAGCACTAACCCTCCCAAGAAAGAAGCACGGGACATACCACGCCCACAGTGTCGTTGTGGCTACCCTTGTGAGGTGAAATGTAATCCCGATCGTAGAGAAATATACCATTGTTGTGTCATCAAGTCATCCAAATGGTTAGGCAACTACGACATAGAACATGAGTACTGGGTCAAAAACACGCTCGTTGGGTGCAACTTCAGAGAAAATATAGATATACAAGAACCGAATATTTCACGCTCTTGCGTCGTTGACAATGATTAAAGAAAAGCCTATAACTAAGTTAAAATGACGCAATTCGTTCTCGAAGTCTTAAGGTTTATCGGAGCACCTCATGGAAAATACGAACACGTTGGTTACATGAAGGCTAAGTTCAGGACGAAGAAGGATGCAATTTCTTATTATGATAGGCATAATCAACATATGAGATCTCTAAATGCCCTCAATACTTATTATAGCGATTGGGACCCAGATACCAAATTGCTTTACATCGTAAGGGTTGACCATGGCGTAAACGATTCGGTGGACTGTTTCTATCCTGGTGATAATCCCCATACAACACAGACCGATAATGGTGCAAATCGCACGTACATATATTTAAAATAATTAACCACATTACTAATAGATTTATGACCACTCTCAACTTCAAAGGTTCGGGAGGGTTATATCATTACTACTTTGGAATATGCGCCTGTCTCCAGGACGAGCTCGATATTTC